AGTCACGAATTGAACGTATGAGTCGTGACTGACTAGTATGAGTCACGAATTGAACGTATGAGTCGTGACTGACTAGTATGAGTCACGAATTGAGTGCAGAAGTTATAACCTGGCCGTATTAGTAATATCGGGAACGATTCAGTCATAGATTATACCTTGGAGTTTGATTTTAATCTATCTAAGTCACAAAGCAGGCGATAAGGTATTTTCTTAAACGCATGAGTTATGGTGTAGACTCTGCAGTCACGGAATTACTGTAGAGTAGTTTCTTAAACGCTATGGTAATAATTTATACTGGCATGTTTTCTGCTTTACAGTAAATCTGGAGTGTTGTTTTATTGTCAATCCCCAGCAAGGCCGTTTTTAGCCCTTTTGAGCGATTCTAGGTGCTACCCTTCACCCATGCACCTAGAAAAGTTTTCCCGCGATTGTGCGGCTTTTCACAGCTTATCCACAACAGTTTTCATAGGGGAAATACAACTTATCCACAACCCTGATTCTGGTGCTTAAAATTTAAGCATAGACAAAGCTGGCATGGCTTTTGCTACGCGTGCGCATGTTATGTAATAGGAAAGCAGAGCAATGGAGGGGAAAATACTGTATGCAAACACATTAGGGTTTCTCCCTAGCATTATTTTCGTTTGTGGTATCAGAACAACACTTTTATCTATAGAATTCATTCCATCGCAAGCAAAAGGGTTCCTTCTACCGATACTAGAAGGACGCAAGGGAACAAGATGGTCAACTGCCCAGCAAGCGATAAAAGTGTGATAGAATCAAGGCTTAGAAACTAGGAAACGAAAATGTCCGAAAATACCAAACTGATCATCAAGGCTGCCAAGGGTTGGAAATCGTGGGGTCGGTACGCTGCAGAGCGTTTTGCAATCCGCAATAATCTCGACCTGCGTCTTGTACGTCTGGCGCGTCAATTAGAAGCATCGAATTAATTCACACAAAAGGAGGATATACTATGGCAGATAATCGTAAGCAATCAAAGCCTATCCAATCACGGGACCGTAAAGCCGCACGGGAAAACAAACGTTTTGCAGGCTAAATCTGAGTTATAATCAACCTTTCTTTTCTTTCTTCTTTTAGGATATATCATGCAATACGGTAAGACAATTCTGGTTTCTTCTATCGGTGAATTCAAGGGTATTAAGCCCGGACAATGGGTCCAGATTGAAACGGGATCGCGTGGGCAATATCTCGGGACTACTGATAACGGCGCGGCGGTAATTCGCTGGCAAAACCAGAATTTTGCGCGCCGTGATGCTGTCAATAATAAGCACCTGCGACGCTTTGCTAAAACCTACGGTAGCAAATAATCCGCAGTAAACTATAATAAGGGATTATTCAATAGTCCCTTATTATGGCAATATTGCCTGATTGGAGTTTTTAAGATGCTCAAAGTAATTGAAAATCAACTGTCGGAAATTGATGCTAACGTGTCGGATTTTCTCAGGGCTAAATGCAGCATTCAATGGAGCGTTATTTATTGTGGCGCTTATTCTGAGCATAACGGCAATAAATGGGATCATGATAAATGGTCATTCACATTTACTCGCACTGGCGTTATCAAGGCTGTAAACTTTGAATACCACACTGGCGCAGGCCATCGCGGAAAGAGAAACAAAGGATGGGCAATCGCTGAAATCTGCGCAGTAAAACCCGGACCCGCTGGGATTATGCATAGCCTGATAATGAATAAATCCGCCTGTGAACAATCATTCGTTAGTTGGTGTGCAGATTCTGGATATGATTCTGATAGCCGTAAAGCTTTCAGTATTTACGAACAATGCCAGAATGAATACGATAAAGTCCGGCGCATTTTGACGGATAAGGAAATCGAAGCATTGACGGAAATATTGCAAGACTATTAATCTAGCATGAATAACCCTAAACTTTCTAGGGTTATTTGTAGCAGGTTATAATCTACGATTCAGCAACAAACCAAAGGGTTTTACCATGGCTTACCGTATCAAGTTTACTCGTGTTTCCTCAAATAGCAAAACGGGTCCAATCCCTACGACAATGACTAGTTCGGACTCCTGCCCTGCAGCGTGTCCTTTGCAGGGCAATAACGGCTGTTATGCCAGTTATGGCATGGTAGGACTGCACTGGCGCAAAACCGATAATGGCGAGCATGTTACAGACTGGCAGGGGCTTTGCGATAACGTTAAGGCTTTGCCAAAGGGTCAATTGTGGCGAATGAACGTAGCTGGAGACTTGCCGCATGAGAATCAATTTATTGATGAGCTTATGCTTTCGGGGTTGATTTACGCAAATAAAGGTAAAAAAGGCTTTACCTATACTCATCATGATATGAGTATTGCACATAATCGTGCAGTTATTGAAAATGCAAATTCTCGGGGCTTTACCGTTAACCTTTCGGCAAATAATCTGCAGCATGTAGATGAATTAAAGGCCCTTAATATTGCACCTGTAGTTACCCTTATGCCTGAGGATGCCCCAAAGGTAAGCACTACGCCAGCAGGGCATACAGTGATTATCTGCCCTGCAACATACCGGGAAGATATTCAGTGTGCTAACTGCGGTATTTGTGCAGAGCCTCAGCGCAAAGCTATCATTGGGTTTCCCGTGCATGGCTCAGGTAAGAATAAAGCGCATAAGGTATTTAATATTAAAGCACTGTAAAGGGGCATGATGTATCGTTTTATCCTTCGCTTGCAAGCCTTATCTATAGTGCTGTGTGTTGTGCTGTACTCTACAGTTGTTGCAATGGTGCTGGGCTTCCCTCTTTGGCTTATCCTATGGATGGCACGGGGAAGGCTTTAAAGGGCTATCCTAGGAGGTATCAGTGCTGGCCTAGGGGGGTAGCATAGGGTAAGAGACAGTAGGGCCTTAAGAGGGGCTTCCCTTGTTGTACGGTGTGAAGTCCCTACGCTTGCAAGGGTTATTTTCTGTGGTGTATAATTCAGGCATCACAACAAACCTAGGAACTAGATATGAATACCACGAAGTACGGCAAGCAATGGCGCAAAGCAGCACGCGAGGCATTAGGGGACTGGATGCTAATTGAACCCCCCTCTTATCTCATAGGTATCGGAAACTACAAGAGCTACTCGATAAAATAATTCAGATAGCCCTGCCTAGGGGGGGCTTTCTGCAGTATAATCTACACATCCTCAACGCAACAGGGTTATACATCATGACTGATATCAACATCCTCAATGTAAACATCGAAGCATTACCGCAAGTGAAGACAGATAAAGAAAATAATACAGTTACAGTGAAAGATCACTTTCGGTATTTTTGGTTATATACTTCTAGGGATGTTTGGACGCAGGATGGCTGGCTGATTACTGCAGTGCAGGACAACGGCACGACGCACCACCTGCGCAAAGGTACTGCCTACGGCACTGCAGAGCTTAAAGAGGATACGGTACTGTACTATAAAGGGAAGAAGGTTAGACTGATTGATTAAGTTGATTGATTAAGTTGATTATCTTAGGTTATACACACGAAGGGAATATCAAAATGCATGCGATTATCAAACAGACGGTATATGCCGAGGGTCAGTCAGTGGTCGTAGGACGGTATATCGGCAGGGACGACACAATGAAAACAATGGAATATATTGGACCTACCACTGAAGCAGATGCCAAGATTCAAACCATGAAGAACGCCGGTTATGAATTCCAACACGTTCGCATCATCGAACGATAGCAAAAGGCTATAACCAATCGGCCCCTATAGCATTATGTTATAGGGGCTTTTGCTTGTCCGTAAGATTTAACATAATGGACATCGTATCTAGGGCCTGCGGTGCTGTACTGGTGCCGCATGGATGCTGCAGGCATGCACTGGGCTAGCTGGTGCGTGATATTTTGGGATTGCTGGAGGGTATGGAGGGTGGAGATGTACGGGCACTTAAGCCCCTAAGCCAATCTGCTATGGTATTTGTAACAATACTCCTGTGGTATTTTCACAACAAACACCTCTACTTCTGCCTTACAGAAAACAACAAATAAATCAACCTTAGCAACTTCATAGCAATAAGCTATCAATATTTCCCTTGACAGCAAACCAAAATACTACCGAGATTACACCCAAATCCTAAACCCCTCGTAAACGCACCAGAACCTCCTACAAGGCACCTAAAAGTACTCAGATATCCACAGGTACTACCTCACCCTTAAAGGGCCTTATAGAGCCTCTAAGAAGGTCTTCAAAAGTACTCCTAAGCACAAAACAAAGCACTCAACCTAAGAACTTCACTGATATATTTCCCGTGAGCTTCATAAAACCCTCACGAAGGTACTAAGTACTTAAAATTTTTATAAAGGTGTTTCAAAGGTAGTACTTAAGGCACTCCTAAAGATGCATCTAAAGAGATTTGTAACGAAGATGTAAGTTAACTTGATTGTTTAGTCAAAATATGCTATTATAGATATTTTCCTTGAAATTCCTCTGGTACTATTAGTGTTCTTTAGGTCATCTGAGTAGTATTTAGTATTTTAGATTTATGTTTAATACTAAATCACTTCAGTGTACTTAAGTGAACTAATAGTATTACTGAAGTACACCTTCATGTTCTCATCTATGTTGTGCCCAAGCCGAAGGCGTTAATACGAAAAATAAAGCTTGACAACATTCATACAAAGTAGTACAATCATACTTGACAATCACTTAAAGTATAACTTATGTAAATACTAAAGAAATACATAGGTATTCTTTAACATACTACATTGATAAATAGTAATACTAATGTAGTACTCTATGTATCACCTTAAGTACACTAAGATTAGGAGTTTATTGACTCTACCAAAAGATGTGATATAATACACTTTTAGAACTTATCATTCCAACAAAGGAGGTTTCATGATTGAAAGAGTAAACGACAACCAAAGAGTACAGCAGTACGGTCTTGCAGAATGGCTACAGGAAGTACAAGAACTTTTTCAGAGAGGCTATGTATTTGATTTCGAGAGTAATGAAAATTACCCTCAATCTATTGGTCATCTCTTCACTGCCATTATGGTTCCTGCTAAATCTAACATTGTTGTAAAAACACAACAAGAGGAAACACCAGAAGTACCACCAGAACTCAAAGCTCTGCAAGAGACAGTAGAGTCCATGAAGGCAAAGCCCGGTCGTAAGCCAAAGATCGAATCTTAAAAGGAGTTCCCTTGAAGCGCAATCAAAAAACACAATCTCAGAGAATCCAAAAAGAAAAGTTCATTCGCCAGCAGTTCCCTCAAGTACACCCCAAAGGAGAGAACCAGAAGATTTTCTTGGATGCACTAAGGAACACGACTCTGGTGATTGCGGCAGGGTCAGCAGGGACTGGTAAGACCTTCCTTGCATGTTATACTGCTGCTAAGAAGCTACACAATGGAGAGATCAAGAAGATCATTCTTCTGCGAGCTTATCAGCCTCTAGCAGGGCGTAGTATTGGTTTCCTTCCCGGTACGGCTGAAGAGAAGCTTATGCCTTACTACCAACAGATGCTGGATTACTTTGAAGATATTCTAGGTAAAGGTACTGTAGAGGTAGCCCTTAAGAATCGAGTAATTGAAATCTGTTCTCTGGAGACTATCCGTGGTCGTTCTTGGGATGATTCCTTCATCATCGTAGATGAATCTCAAAATCTCTATGTCCCTGAGATTCAGGCTTTGACTACTCGGGTGGGTAGCAACAGTCAAATGATCTTCTGTGGAGATAATAGCGGTATCCAGACGGATATTCGTAAAGGTACTACGGATGGATTGTCTTACTTGAGATACATCACCGATAAGTATAATATTCAAGATGTAGCGTTTGTACAGTTCACTAGAGATGATATTGTTCGTTCGGATATCACGAGGGATTTCGTTATTGCTTTTGAAGAAGAGCTTATTGAAGAAGAGAAATCCAAAGTAAAAACTAAAGGAGCTAAGGCATGAATTATAAAGTAAATAAAGCTCAAGACGACGAAGATGATTTTGTTCAAGAGAAGAACACTCTGGGGTATTTCGTAAAGACTCAGGTGGCAAATCAGTACACGGTGAATATTGATGAGCAGTTCGTATCTCCAAGCTACTACAGGTCAATCGTCAGTATGTTGATGAATTGCTCAGAGCTAGATACGGTGATCTTTTTGATTAATTCCCCCGGTGGTATGCTTTCAGGTCTTTTGACTCTCCTAGAGGGCCTTAAGATGACGGAAGCACAGACTATCGCGGTCATGGTAGGGGAGTGCGCCTCGGCAGCAAGTATGTTTGCTCTGCATTGCGATACTGCTTATGTCTCGGACAATGCTACAATGCTCTGTCATAACATCAGCTACGGTACTGGCGGTAAGGGCAGTGACATCCTGTCGCACGTACAGCACGTATCCAAGACCAGTGAGAAGCTGTTGCGTAAAACATACGAACACTTCTTGACACAGGATGAAATCAATGAAATGATCAATGGTCGGGAGATTTATCTTGATTCAGAAGAAATCAAAGAACGATTGGATAAGCGCCAAGCCCTTCTAGAAGCACAGGAGCAAGAAGAGCAGAAGCCTCAACCAAAGAAGACCAAACGAACCTCTAAGAAGGCAGAGGTAGAAACCAAGGAGTGATGATGCAACCAGAAAGACTTAGACAAATCCTTGACTATGACCCTCTTTCTGGTATAATCAAAAACAAAAGAACAAAGAGAGTCTTGCAAGCGGATCATGATGGTCTTGTTATTGTATTTGACTCTCTTGCTAAAAGAAGTTTTAAACTGAAGTTAGACCGAGTGGCTTATGCTATGGCTTTTGGAGAGTTTCCCAAGGAAGACTATAAAATACTTCATAGGAACCTGAACTCTCAGGACAATCGCTTAAATAATCTCCATGCTGTCAGCCGCAAGGTCTTCCTTCAGATTAAAGAGGCTCATAAGAACCTCTCTAGTGGTATAAGACTAGCACCTCATCCTACGGATCAGTTTGCTTATGTGCTTTACTGGTATGAGGGAGGTGTTGAGAGGACGAAACTTCTTCAAGATATTGTGCCAGCGAGAGAATTGCAGTTGAAACTTCAGTTGAAGTACAGTAAAATACTGACAAAATACTGTATTTTTGATTAGATTACAAAATTTAACTTGTATTTATAGATAGAGCATGTTATAATAAATTTTATTGATCTTAGCAAGCGCAAATAAAAACGAGCGTAAAGGTGGTTTTTACTCTCCTTTCACTACCGGCTGCGCTTAATCATAAAATGCTGACTGCTAAGATGTAAATCGGGTATCCTCGCTTAGGCTTGGGGTATCGCGGGAACCGTAACCCGCTATATTAACCTAACATAAAAATAATAACAAACATGATTTGTACTTCCTGTAAATCTTACTATCGGCGTTCCGCATGGAATCCCTCTAAGTATTGTGAAAAATGCTTTGATGAAACAAAAGACGCTGATGAGTATTCTTTAGCTTCGGATGATGATTCTGTAGAGATTGATAGTATTTTGAATCCTACAGGGAAGACACAACCTAAGTTTTATGATTAATGCGTGCTGAGTTTTGTTGGTAAAACACTAGGCTTCCACCCTTGAGTCATCGGTTCGATCCCGATAGCCCGCGCCAGAATTGGAGATTTGATCAATCTCAAAGCAACGGCAGTATTGATTCCTAGAAATACGATTCTTTAACTTGCGGAAAGTAGTTGCACAGCAGAACCTAAGCTGCTACAATGTGGGCATAGCACAGTCTGGTTAGTGCATCTGGTTGCCATCCAGAAGACTTCGGTTCAAATCCGAATGCTCATACCAACCCCTTGACACAAGGTTGGAAGTCAGTTAAAATTACGGAATGCTTCATTAGCTCAATCGGGAGAGCGCGACACTGTCACTGTCGAGGTAAGGAGATCGAAACTCCTATGAGGCGCCAAGTTTTGGGTTTTGGGTATTGGGAATGTAGGCTCTGGTGAGAACCACCAACCGGGCGGGTTTAACTCCCGTCATATCCACCAAAGAATTATCAGAAAGTCTTGACAAGAAATTAGGGCTTTGTTATAATTCAGTTTATGCACCATTCGTCTAGAAGTTAGGACGCTGGCCTTTCAAGCCGGAAACAGGGGAGCGTTACCCCTATGGTGTACCAATTATTAAGCGAGATTAGCTCAGTGGATTAGAGCAGGTCACTACGAATGATCAGGTCGGGAGTTCAAGTCTCTCATTTCGCTCCAAGTTTTAGGTTAGTTACAGCAACTCAAATTATTCTTACCATTATCAAGAACGAAGGGTTCGACTCCCCCGTAAAAGTGCTCGGAGCACGAAAAGCTAACCTGTTTTATTTATTGGTCATTAACTCAGTTGGTTTAGAGTATCGGACTTTTAATCCGAGAGTCATCGGTTCGAGTCCGATATGACCTACCAGATTCATCGTTGCCGGAGTGACTACGGAAGTGATTGCAAACCACTTTTAGATGGGTTAAAATCCCATACGATGATCCAAAAATTTAGTTCGTTAGCTCAGAGGCAGAGCGTTTCTTTTACACGGAAAGGGTCGGGGTTTCGAAATCCTCACGAACTACCAAAGTATTATGTCCGGTTAATTCAATAGTAGAATACTCCCCTGATAAGGGAAATACGGTGGAGCGTAACCATCACTGGATACCAAACATGGAAGATAAACCCGTCAGGCGACGGGACTCGCTTGCTAAGCGAAGGGATCGGAAACGGTTGAGTTTCGACTACTCTGTCTTCCGCCAAGTATTTTTAACACGTAAAGGAGAAACGCATGTACAAAGTTCTAGTTCCGAAGTATACTAAAGCTGGTTTCACTGCTGATGGTAAGCAGCAATATTCCGTTTCTTGGGAAGTAGTAGGTAAGGCAAGCTCTGTGGAAGCTGCAAAGAAAATTACCGCTGCACCAGTACTTGAAAAAGTATAATAATGCCGGATGAATCATAAAGTACGATACTGGGCTTTGAACTCAGGGAATGAGGGGCAGTACCTTGATCCGGTGCCATATAACTAGTCACTGTAGCTCAGGTAGTAGAGCGGGAGACTGAAAATCTCCGCGTCGGAGGGGCGGCACCTTCCAGTGGCACCAAAATAAACGCAGCGTGGATAGACATGCTAGGCAAAGATAAATGCAACGAGGTGTAGAGGTGCTAACCTGCCTGACCACTTCCTAAGAGGTTTAACCGACTCATTAAAAAGGGGTGCATTCTATCGGCAGGTAGTGTATTGACCAGCAATACATAAGATGTTATAATCCGTTTATGTGAGGCGGCAGTTTAATGGCTAAATACTGGGCTCCAAACCCATGTGATTGTACGTTCGAATCGTACCCGCTTTGCCAAGATTATTTAGGTGTGACATTAGCTTAATGTAGAGCCTCGGAATGTGACTCCGGGAGGTTCGGATGCGATCTCCGAATGTCACCCCTAAGTGATTTTATTCCCCATAATTCGAGCGTAGTGCACGGACCTGACTGTTAATCAGAGATTAGCTAGGAGCGTCACCTAGATGGGGAGCCAAACAATGGGCTGTTACTGAAGACAGTAATCCTGCTTTGCAAGCAGCGATAGAAGGGAGCGTTACCCTTACGGTCCACCAAAAAAAAACGTATTGACGACAGCTAACAACTGATGTACAATACAAACAATTAAGAATGCAAACAGCAAATTTATTCTTTTTCATAGAAACCAAAATTGCATTCTGTTTTTTATTTAGGCTACTTGCAGCAACCATAATACACTGAACTTTTAATTCAACTCGTAAAAAGGTAGCCTGTTATTTTTAGAATAGTTACAGCAACTCAATAAACTAGGCTGTGAGTTTCGATTTCTCACTTAAATCAAAAAGTAGAAAACTATTCTGTTATTTTAAACGTCATAGAAAAGGAGAAAGACATGACAACATCTTTGTTTGATGCAATGCAAAACGGCACTACTACCACTAACGGTATGACTGCATTCAAGAGTACTAACTCTGCCCTGCTGGACTTCTTCAGCAAGGTAGGAGATTCCCGCGGTCTAGACATGACCGGATATTTTCAAGCCGCACTGAAGGAAAACACCGAAGTTGCAGTACGTACCCTGCTATGGTCCCGTGATAGTCGTGGGGGTGCAGGTGAACGTCAAACCTTCCGATCTTTGCTGGCTTTGCTTGCTAAGGATGTAACTTTTGAAGGTATGCAGGGCGTTATCGCTCTTGTCCCTGAAGTGGGCCGCTGGGATGACTTGCTGGTTCTGCTGGGTACTAAGTACGATGCAGATGTTAAGCTTGTGATTAAGCAAGCCCTGAACTCAGGTAACGGTCTTTGTGCTAAATGGATGCCTCGCCAAGGCCCAGTAGCTGCCGATCTGCGTACTAGCTTCGAAATGTCACCTAAGCAGTGGCGTAAGACTCTGGTTAACCTTACTAATGTTGTTGAAACAGCAATGTGTTCTAGGGAATTTGGCCGTATTGAGTATTCGCAGGTTCCTTCTAAGGCAATCGGTAAGTACGCTAAGGCTTTCCACCGTCAAGATGGTGTTCGTTTTGCGGACTTTAAGAAGAAGGTAGAAACTGGCGAAGCCAAGATCAATGCTGGCGGCGTGTTCCCTTATGATGTTGTGCATCTGCTGGGTCGTGATAAACAACTTGCTGAAGTACAATGGAAGGCCCTGCCTGATTACGTAAACGGTTCTAACGAACGTGCAATCTGCGTGGTAGACGTTTCTGGTAGCATGCACAGCGCAGTTCCCGGCAGTTCTGTGACTTGTATGAATGTTGCAATTTCTCTTGGTATCTATACCTCTGAGCGTCTTCAAGGTGTATTCAAGAATACCTTCATTACCTTTACTGACAATCCTAAGATTTTTAAGTTTAAGGAAGGTATGTCTCTTCAGGCCCGAGTGAATGAAGCTCAACGTGATGTTGGCTACAGCACCGATCTGGAAGGTGTCTTTGACGCTGTTCTGAAGGCTGCAGTGCAGAATAATGTTCCTGAAGATCAAATGCCTACCAAGATTGTAATGATCTCTGATATGCAGTTCAATTCGCAAGTTGGTGGAAACCTTTCATCTATTCCGATGATCGCTCAGAAGTACCAGCGTGCAGGCTATAAGCTACCAACTCTGGTCTACTGGAATGTTGGAGCAGCTAAGAGTGGAAATTCTCCATTTACTGCTGGTACTGCCGGTGCAGTAATGGTTAGTGGCTTCAGCCCTGCTATTCTCAAGGGTATTTTGTCGTCAAAGACAGATGCAATTGAAGTAATGCTTGACACTGTAGGAGATGTGCGGTATAATTATATTCAAGCTATTCCTAAGCTTGTAGACATTCCAATTCCAAAGCCTAAGCGCAAGTATGTACGTAAGGTAAAAGAAGCCTAATTCCCAAAGGGATGGGAAGCCAGTCATGGAGTTGACCTGTCAGGTGAAAAGCCTGTCCAAATTTTGGGTATGATGGTAAATTCAGATAAATCAGGTGGCTGTAAACCACTCGCATACAAGTAAGTCTATGTAGGTGCAACTCCTACCGTGCCCACCAAATATTTATGGAAGATACCGCGCAGGGCGCAAAACAGTTTTGAAAACTGTGGTAGTCAGGAATGGCTAATGGATCGTTACCTTTATCTTCCGCCAATTTAATCGGAGTGTAATCACGTAGTTTGGTAGCGTTCCCGCTTTGGAAGCGGGGGTTGTAATGATCCCGCAGGTTCGAATCCTGCTACTCCGACCAGTTTTAGACTGAATATGGTAGCTCCCGTTCCTTACTAACTTAAGGATAGGTCTTTCAACCTAGTTAGGGGTCTTATGATAAAAGAAGATATTGTAGAAAAATTTATTATTGCAGGTCTTGTACCATCAAAATATACGGTACAAACTGTTCTTGGATTCAGCGCTCAAACCTTGGTGCGCAAAGGAATTTCAATTTATGAAATAAAGACACTGTACAAACAGGCAATAATGAAGTGTAAAGTTTGTCCGAATTGTTCAGTGGAATTTACAAATAATGTGAATACCTATTGTTCTCAATCTTGTGCAGCAACTGTCAACAATAAGAAAAGAAAAACAACTAGTCCAGAATTAAATAATTGTCTTTGTTGTAGTAGAATTTTGCTAAAATCTAGTGCTAAATATTGTAGTTATCAGTGTCAACAAAAATACAAACAAGATAAGTACATTTCAGAATGGCTATCAGGCAACTTAGTTTCGACAACTAAAGGTTCTTCAGTTTCTAACAGAATACGAAACTATCTTTTTGAGAAATATGGTTGTAGATGTTCGAAATGCGGATGGGGTGAAATAAATCCAGTAACAGGAAAATCTCCGCTTGAGGTTGAACATATTGACGGAAATAGTGAAAATAATCATTCAGACAATTTAACACTTCTTTGCCCTAATTGTCATTCTTTAACTTCGACCTACAAAGCCTTGAATAGAGGAAAAGGCAGACACGAAAGAATGAAAAGGTACAAAGAAGGGAAATCATATTAATCCGACTTAATTTAATGGTAGAATAGTATACTTGTAATATACCTGTGCTGATTCGATTTCAGCAGTCGGAACCAAATCAATGTGGGAGTGGCGAAGCTGGTTGAAACGCATGAGACTTAAAATCTCACACTGATAAGTTCACATCGTGGGTTCGATTCCCACCTCCCATACCAAATAACGCGCTGGTGGCTTATGGAAATGGTACACCTACTGCTCTTAGAAAGCAGGCTTTTGTGGGTTCGACTCCCACCTAGCGCACCAATATGGCGGGAAGGTCAAGTGACCCGGACAGTCTCATAAGCTGTACTGAGAGTGGAGCATTACCACTTCCCGCTTCCAGAACCCTACCTTAGGGACCGCGATGACCTCGGTTAAAGGCGTCCATCGTTACCAGCCAACGATGTAACAGGGATTGTACTCATGTAAATATCGCCAAATAATTACATAAAGATGGCTCGGCGTGTTCTTCTGCGGTAGTCACGAAAGGACTATGCTGGAATCGTAACCAGCACTATTTTAACACTAGCCCCTTCTGGGGCTTTTGGCGTTTGTGCAAAGGAATTATATGGGATTTAAAGCTAAGTCAGAACTCAACGGAGAGGTTGATCCAAACATCAACACAGCGGGGCGCATAAAGGGTGCTAAGGCCCTCACACGCAGGCAAATCAAGGAGCGTGAGCTATTAACCCTTGCACGCAAGATCAAGCCTCTAATGGCTGATGCAATCAACACTGCAGCAACGATCATGCGCAACAACGAGGCCACTCATGCATCACAACTCAAGGCATGTGTGATTCTTCTAGACGCTTATAAAGAACTAGTTGATGATCTCTATCAAGATGATCCAGAGGATAAGAACAACGAAAAGCCTGCTGAGGAAATCCAAGAGCAGAAGCCTTTGTTCAGTCTTACAGTGGTAGATAAGGTAGATTGATTTTTATGAAGCGATAGGGGCACCCGACAAGACAGTTTCCTCTCCTGCTTTCGCTAGATTTTATTTGAGAGTATAGAGGTACTTATGAACAACGATCACTATGTGTACTTGCATAGACGAAAAGACAACGGAATTGTATTCTACATTGGGCATGGAAGGCTAAACCGGGCTGAAACTCAAAGAAAAAGAAGTAAAAGCTGGGGTGAAGTAGTAGAGCGTGCTGGCGGTTTTGATATTGAATACTTATCAACATGTCTTTGTAAAAATGCAGCAATCAAGTTGGAGAATGATTTACTCAGGAGCCCGAACTTAGAGTGGAATCTGGTGAACATTGCTCCTGCAAGAACTACACATGAACTGTCCAAGGAATTAATTGAAGATTTTTTGGAATATGATGAGACAAGTCCATCAGCACTGCGTTGGAAGAAAACATTCGCGGCTAATACCAGAAAAAATTTAATTGCAGGACATTTAGAGGTTAAAGGGTATTGGACGGTCAGGCTAAATGGGACCTCTTATCAGGCCCACCGATTAGTTTGGGTGCTGCATAATAACAGTATTGATTCAAATTTAGTTATTAATCATATTGATAACAACAGGTCCAATAATCATATTTCAAACCTAGAGCCTGTCACGAATGCAAATAATTCTCGTAAGAGTTTAAGGAATAAGAATCCACTGGGTGCTGGAATTAATTTTTCTATTGTCGCAGGTAAGTATGAATATTGGATTGCCTATGTTTACGATCTTGCTAGTAGGCGTTTTAGTAAATCTTTTAATTGTAAAGAACATGGACACCAAAAAGCTAAAGAACTAGCTGAACAATGGAGATTTGATCAACTTCGCATTTTAAATAGCCAAGGCGCGGAATATAACCTATGATTTTATCACCAGCATCTAGAAAACAAGAGATGTTCTTGAATTCTACAACAGATATTACACTCTGCGGCGGCGCTGCTGGGTCGGGCAAGACGTATACAGCCTTGCTAATTGCTTTACGGTACATGCAACACCCACGCGCTACTGGAGTAATTTTTCGGCGCACGTCAAAGATGATTACTTCTCCGGGTTCCATCTGGCACGAAGCCGTTAATATGTATACCTCAGTTTATAAGACAGGTCTACGTATTAGACACAGAGAGAATGAAATTGTATTTCCAAATGGTGCAGTATTAAAATTTTCTCATATGCAGCACGAAAGTGATAAGTATTCTCATAAAGGTGGTCAATATAGTCTGGTTATCTTCGACGAGAGTAGTGATTTCTCTGAAGATATGATTGTGTATCTAATCTCGCGTATGCGTAATGCCCACGTAGATTATAAACCTAAACTGTTTTTATTAACTAACCCAGATTACAATAGTTTTCTCCGTCTTTGGATTCAGGATTTCTATCTGGACCCTCTCACAGGGATTCCAAAAGACGAGCTTGCAGGAGTTAAGCGTTGGTTTTTTAGACAAGGTAATACCATGATATGGTATAATAGTCTAGAATCTGCAGAAGCAGTTCACGGTAGTGGTGATGAATCTGGTATCATGAGTTTTACGTTCATCCCTGCCAATTGCCGCGATAATCCCCCTTTACTTAAGGCTCAACCGAGCTATATTAGTAATCTTATGTCTCTACCTCGCGTAGAAATGGAAAGATTGCTGATGGGTTCATGGTTTGCTAGACCTGAATCTTCAGGACTATTCAAGCGAGAATGGGTTCAGATTGTAAAGCATCCTAATGCCAGAGCTAAACAAAGAGTGCGAGCATGGGACTTTGCTTTCAGTAAGCCTTCTGAGCAATATCCAAATCCTGACTGGACACGCGGAGTACTGATCTCTAAAGACGCAGTAAACGTATACACGGTAGAGGATGTAGTAGGTATCCGAGACAGAGTACACATTGTAGAACAGCTTGTGTTTGACACAGCAAAGGCAGATGGTCCGGGAGTAGTTATCTCAATCCCGCAAGACCCTAACGCTCAGGCAGCGGCATATGCAAAGGACTTGCAACGCAGATTAGCAGAGATGGGGTTTACTTGTAGACTGTCTAAGCCTGTCAAATCTAAGACCATTCGCTTTGCACCTTTCAGTAGCGTAGCTCAGGCTGGCTTCGTTCAGGTTGTAGAGGGTGATTGGAACAAAGCATTCTTTGATGAGCTTGAAGTGTTTGATGACACAGGGCGGTACAAGGATGACCAAGTTGACGGCGTATCAGACTGCTTCAGTGTTCTTAATAAAGACTTGGCTCTTCCTAGCATGCAGCTACCCAATCTTTTAGGTTCAGGTGTTGCAGGTTTCCAAGGATATCACCAATCATCAACTCAAGTCAAGACATTTGAGAGTATTCCTTCGTTTAAATTTTAATAGGAGCCTAAATGGCAACACGACAAAAACGTACAGACGTGCCTGTACAAAAAGCGCAAATGGATACTCCAGAACGCTTTAAGTTAAGTGAAACAGGTTACGTAGGGCTTCGTATCTTTGACGGAGTTTCTAAAGATGAGCTTAAGAAGGAACTAAACTTCCCTAATAACATCAAGGTGTTTAAGGAAATGTCCTATCATAGCTCAATAAACTCTTCATTGACTTTATTCGACAGTATTATTTCAAAAGCTACATGGACTTTCAAGCCACCCGCTGACGCAACTGAAGAAGAAAAGCGTCAGTGTAAACTTGTTGAGAGCATGATGTTTGATATGGAACACTCTTGGGCAGAGTTCATCCGTGACGTATTAAGCATGAATATCTTTGGATTTTCTGTGCATGAAAAGGTGTATCGCCGCAGGCTTACCTCTAATGGAAGTATGTTCAATGACGGTATTATTGGCTGGAAGAAACTTCCTATCCGTGCTCAAGAAACTATTCAGAAGTTTGTATTCTCTGCAGATGGTAATGAAATCATTGGCGTTAAACAAGATATTTCTGGTGTTACCGATACGTATAATCGTTATACAGAACGTTCTAGCCATGAAGTAGTGCTAGCCCGCCAGAAAATCCTTCTGTTCCGCGCTGGTCGTCATCGTGGTGATCCTTTTGGTAAATCCCCGTTGCGTGATGCTTACCTTGCTTGGAGATTCTTGACGGCTCTGGAAGACCTAGAAGCTGTTGGAGTATCTAAGGACTTGAATGGCCTTCCTGTGCTTATGTTGCCTCCGCAATACTTGTCTGCAGATGCTACACCTGAACAGAAAGCTATCAAGGATTACTATGAACGCTGCATGGCTAATCTTCAGATGAATGAGCAGTCTGCGATGATTCTCCCTAACGCATATGATCCAGACTCTAAGAAACCTCTTTTCAGTCTAGAGCTTCTGAGCGTAGATGGTAAGAAAGCTTTCGATATTTCCAAGATTAAAGAGTATTACCGTAATCTTATTTATACAAGTCTCTTCAGTGATATTCTGCAGATGGGACAATCAGCAACAGGCTCTTTTGCTCTAGGCTCTATTAAGAATAGTCTTTCTGGTGCAGCAGCCGAGGGGATGATTAAGATTATCTGCGAGGTTCTGAATCAAGATTTGATTAAGCAGACTTATGAGTTGAACGGTTGGGATGTTTCCCGTCGTGGAACTCTTGATTATGACAATCTTGAAGATGCTGACCTTGAAACAATCAGTAAGTTCTGGCAGCGTGTTACATCTGTTGGTCTGGTTGAAAAAGATCGTGAAGTACTTAATGCAATTCGTGTTGCAGGCGGTATTGATCCGTTGCCTGCTAACTTGCCTCCACAGCAAGATTTGCTAACACCTGAGACAAGTCGTTCAGGCGATGGCATGGCTAAGGGCTCTGGTAATGGAACCAGTGATAATGCCGCAGGTACTGATAATTCATCTGATAATTTAGAAAACGCAGCATAATATGCCAACTCCTATCTTTACTCTAGAAGCAGTGAGGGGTACGGATTTCTCCGAGATTATTACATTGGCTGATAATCTTGGAGCCCCAGTATCAACTAACAACGCTCAAGCTCTATTTGTCCTTCGTGAATACGAAAGAGGACCAGTAGTTTTACAAAAAGATAATACTTCAGGTATTTCTTTTGGAACTTCTAATCTAGAAATTCGGATTACCGAAGTGGAACTAGATGCAATCAAATTCAACAAGTTACACTATTCATTGTTTATTCATTTGAATGCAGATGTAAAGAAAAAGATCGCTAGGGGCGATTTCGAAATTGAATGATTATCTCGATACCTAAAAAGGGAGCGAAGGTGGTGCCACTGCCTTCTAATCCTACTACCGTCGTCATTGCAGCACAGCCCAATACCCTGTCATTGGGACAACTACGTTCAGTAGATATTTCTCAGGCAGAGGCAAATGATGTTCTGATGTTTGACGGTACAAAGTGGCAGGCAGAAAGCCTTGATGGCGGTGAATTCAACTAAGGAAAATAAATGGCTAGATTACAACTAAAACGCGGCCTTAAGGCTAACCTACCTACCACCGGGATGCTACCCGGTGAAGGTCACTTTACAACTGATCGTGGTACCTTGCACGTTGCCACTGATGCTACCACGAAGCTTCCTCTCGTCCCTGCTATTGACGACCTTACCACTCTTGCAAGCGTAGACGGTGCTGCAGACTTACTGATTATCCACGATGCTTCACAAGCAACAGGTCAGAAAGAAAAGAAGATTACCTTTGACGCTTTCAAGACCGCTCTGAATATCCCAGCAGGCTCTAGTGATGAGAAGGTTGCTGTGGTCGCTGGCGGTACTGCAGGATATATTTGGGGTACTGACGGCACCAACGGCATCCTGAGACTCAACAACTCCTTGTCATGGACCAAAGATGCTGGAAACGCTTTCGTGACGCTTGCTGTTGAAACGGTAGATGGCGGGACGTTCTAGTTATGACAAAAGTTCTTGTTAAACGAGGAACAAGAGCGCAAATTGATGCAGCCGGTACAGCTTCAGGATTAAACCAAGGCGAGATATATCTGGTGACTGATGAAGACCGGCTTGCGGTTGGGAAGAACAATACCACTGCCATCACGATTGCCAGTCTATCTGATGCATCAGGCATGTTAAAAGGAAGCGGTACGGTTACGTTAGATTTTGGGAATGGTTCGAATGAAGCTTCAGCTATTGTAACGGGTCAATCTGGACTTACGGCAACTTCTCAAGTCTTCCTTGGGGTTTCTGCAGATGCTACCAGCACCTCGCATACCGCAAACGATCATAAGTATTTTTTGCAATTTTGCTCTTTGACAAATAGCACCCCTGTTGCTAATACAGGCTTTACAATCTTCGCACGCTCTGTGCATAAACTGACTGGAACTTGGACAATTAGTTTTAGTTGGATTCAATAAAGGATAATCATTATGGCATTAGACGTGCAAATCACAGGTAATCTAGATCAGGCAGGTAACGTTAAGACTGCTTTCACCCTAGACCCACAATATATGGGCGGTGCCCGAATTTTCACCGAAAATGACGCTGGGCTAGCTACCGGAGAACCCTCTTTGTGGTCCCCAGAAGTTGATGCGGACTTTCGTTTCCGGGTATCTCAAGACTTAATCCTTGATGATGAGTCTTTTAACTACGCTGCTCAGAACACAGGTAAGCATAATTACCTTACAACCAACCTTGTTAATGCTTGGTCAGCGGGGAATCTAACCACTAACTCTAGTTCAATTACTACAGTTAACTCTGGGTCAGTATTTGCTACATACGCCACCTTCCCGAACAACGGCACGCAGACTTTAAGTGCAGATGTAGAGCTTGCCTTCAGTAACCAACCTGTCAGTAATACGATTATTGAATTTGGACTAGGTATTCCGGGTTCACAGCTTGTCGCTCCACTTGACGGCGTGTTTATGCGGCTGACTTCTGCGGGACTGATTGGCGTGGCGAGTAATAATGGTACCGAAACACCTGTTGTTTTCCCTTTGAGTGGTGGAGCAGGCATCTGGGCATACGTACCAGAGAAGAAATACCAGTTCATTGTCTATCAGGGAATGGTAAAAGCTTCCTTCTGGGTAAATGATGGTGTGACTACGGAGCTTTTGGGTGAGATTCCACTGCCTGCTGGGCAGGGGCGGATGACAATGGGGCAAGGCTTGCAGTTCTTTATTAAGCATAGAATTGTAGGTGGTGCAGCTGGCGGTATTCTCCAAGCTAAAGTTGGTGCATATAATGTGCGTCTTGGCGGATCAAACTTATCTTCTACGATCAGTACACAGGGTAACCGTATTTATGGTAGCTATCAGGGCATCTCTGGTGGCACAATGGGGGGTCTTTGTACCTACCCTAACAGTGCCAACCCTACTGCAGCGGCCCCATCAAACACCGCACTGACGGCTAACTTACCCGGTGGTCTAGGAGGTCAAGGTGCGGTTACAGCGGCTGTGGCTGCTGCTACTGATGGTATTTGGAGTAGTTATCAAGTTCCTCCAGTTTCTGTGAACTCCGGTAGTCGTCGTCTGGTTATTCGTGGCGTGCAGCTTGATTTGGTTAATCTCGGGGCGGCGGTAGCTACTACCGCAACTACGATTCAGTTTAGTCTAGCCTACGGTCATACGGCGGTGAGCTTAGCCACAACCGATGGTGCCGCCTCTAAAGCCCCACGCAGGTTACCTCTAGGTTTTGCTACATGGCCTGTCGGTGCAGCCATTGGTGCTCAACCACAGGCAGGTAAGATTACTCTTGATCTTGGAGATGCCCCAGTGTTCGTAAACCCCGGTGAGTTTGTTGCGTTAGTAGGTAAGTTCTTAGTGGGTACTGCTACTGCTTCGCAAGTGATAAACTTCACTTGGACTCCAATTTATGGATGGGAATAATTAATTAACTTGAAAATCCAGCAACTATATGGTATAATTATATATTGCTGGATTTATAAGGAGATGTATGAAAAAATCAGATATTACTCAAGTCCAGATTGCGAAGTCAGTAAACGAAGAGTTAAAACAAGCTACCTTCATTGTAATGGTTCCAGATGAAGTTGATCTCCATGGAGATATTACATCAGAAGATGAAATTCGTAAAGCTTGTCATAACTACAACACTTTCTGCCGAGAAGCAAATCTTTTTCACCTCACTAAGACTGCCACATTTGCTGTTGTGGAATCATATCTTTCCCCCGTAGACTTTGTTCTGAATGAGCACTTTGTTAAAAAGGGTACATGGTTAGCTACGCTTCAAGTGCATGACGACGCTCTTTGGCAATTGATTCAAGCAGGGGATATCTGCTCAGTGTCTATTAGTGCAATGGCTAATAGGACTCCACTTGATGAATAAATATTACGTTTATATTCATCGTAAGATCACAGATGACTCTATTTTTTATATAGGTAAAGGTTGTGCCAAGAGAGCATGGAACTTTAACAATCGCAATCCTCTCTGGACGCACATTGCCAGAAAACACGGTGTAAGTGTTGAAGTTGCGTTTGAGAATCTCTCAGAAATCTTTGCCCTAGAACTGGAAAAGAAGCTGATAGCAGAGTTTAACTCTCTGGGCTACAGCTTGGCTAATCTTTCTACAGGTGGTGAAAGCCCTACTTTCAGTGACGCTGTTAAACAGAAGATGTCAAAAAGCCATACAGGTCTTCGCCAATCCAAACAGGCGATAGAGAAAACGGCCAACTTTCACCGAGGCCGAAAGCGTTCTATCGTAACCTGCCAGAAGATTTCTAAAGCCTTGGCTGGACGTAAAGCTAATCCAGAATCAGCATCTAAAAGTCGCAATACGCGAACACGTATGGCAACCAAGGGTACCGACAACAACATATACTGTTTTAAGCACGTATCAGGTATCCAGTTCATCGGGACGAGGTTGCAACTTTGTATAACATACGATCTTACGCCACGCGAAGTTGGAAAATTATTTTATATAAACCCACGCAAAACCAGCAAAGGTTGGGAATTGTGTCAAGGAGGGACGAATGACAAAGAAAACACCTAAAGCTCAGAGTAAATTGACAAATCTTGATTTCACGCATGATGGTGCCCATATTGCATTGGTCAGTAAAGAGCAAGGCCACGGCGCCAATGGACACCACTATGCACTGGTGATGAAGGCTAAGCATTTCAGCCAAGAAGCTATCGAAAAGATGCAACAGGTTCAGGTTACTCTTGAACTGCCTGAGTTCCTACGTCGCTTCTTCGATATGTACTATACCGAAAGTGAAGTTCTCGCTCGGATGATGGGCTATGTTCCTGAAGAATCTGACGACGAGTACGGATCAGAAGCTTATTACGCAGAACGCATGGAAGCTTTCACCATTATGAAGTCTCTTCATGAATCAGGTGATGTGCTTAAAGCTCTTGCCTTGCTTGATGAAAACGAATACCTCTCTCTGTTGACCACTCAGTTGGAAGTAGAGAAAGCACTAGCCAAACTAGATGCTGAAAAAGAATCCGATTCTGCAGCTCCGGTTGTAGAGTCAGAAAACTCAACAAACGCTAGCGTTGAGAAATCCGTTGGGGCCTCTGGCTCTAAAGTCAAATCTAAGAAAGAAAACATGACAACTAAAACCGAAAAGGCTACTGAAACTGTAGAAATGGTTGAGAAGTCCGCTCTTGAAAGTATTCAGAAATCTCTTGAAGAAAAATCTGTAGAACTTCAGAAGGCTCTTGACGCTCTGCAGGCATATGAAGTCGAAAAGAAAGAAGCTGTAGTAAAAGCAAAGTCCGCTCAAATTACCTCTGTAGTGGAGGATGAATCCATCCAAGCTGCAATTGTGAAAGCTGCTCTGGCTCTTGACACAGAAGAAGACTTTAATTCGTTTGTCCAAGCTATTAATAAAATGGCAAAGACTGTCGAGGAAAGCAAGCAAGCCGTGGAAAAATCTGCTCTGTTCGTTGAACAAGGTGTAGCTACCTCGGAAGAAGTTAACTCTCAGGAAAGCCCAGTGGCTCGCATCCTGAAGGCTCAAGTAAATAAAGCAAAATAAGGATATCAAATGCCAGTAATCGCAACAGAAAATCAAAGAATTTCAAACGTTCTTAAGTCAGAATATGAACCAGAACTGGCGTATTGCCGTCTGGTCGTAACCGTTAACGAAGCTACCGCAAAGACTTATGTTCCCGGTATGGTTCTGGGTAAGATCACTGCATCAGGTAAGTTCCTGACTGCTGTAGAAACCGCTGTGGACGGCTCTAAGACCGCTGCTGCTGTCGTTCTGTTTGAACAAGCTATTCCTGCCGCTACAGACACGAAAGTAGTTGTACTCGTTAAGGGTCCAGCCTCCGTAGCTAAGGGCGGTCTGGTGCTGGATGCAACGTATAACGATGCAACTAAGCGCAACCTCGTTTACACGACACTTGAAGGTCTAGGTATCCAAGTCCTAGAATCTGCTTAATATTTTAAAAGGACTATAGAATGCCTATTACCCGCTCGTATGCAAGTAACTTTGATGTTATTGACTACACACAAGAACTTCAGATTATCCCTAATTCATGGACTCTTCTGAATGATATCGGTCTGTTCAGCGAAGAATTCCTGACCACTCACACTGTTACTTTCGAAGAACAGAATCAAACTCTAGCCCTGATTGGCGACCAATTCCGTGGCGCGAAGCCTCAAGCAAATAAGGACGACGTTCGTAAGATTCGTTCGTACCCTATTGCTCACTTCCCAATCGTGGATGAGATTCTGCCTGCTGATATTCAAGGCAAGCGTGCTTATGGCTCACAAGATTCGGCTGAAACCGAAGCTGCTGTGCTTGCACGTAAGATGACACGTATTCGTCGTAATATCGACATTACACTGGAAGTTGGTCGTTTCAGCACTCTGACGACTGGTAATCTGTATGCTCCTAACGGAACCATTGCTGGTAATCTGTTCTCGGACTTCGGTATTTCTCAGACTTCCGTGGACTTCGTGCTTGGTACTGCTACGACAGATATCATGGCTAAGACTGAAGCCGTTATTGCTGCAATGCAAGACAACGCCAATACTGGTGACGTGATCACTGGTGTTGTGGCTTATTGCTCACCAGAATGGTTTGCTAAGTTTATCGCTCACGCGAAGATTCAAACTGCCTACCAGTACTACTCTGCTACTGAAGGTCAGCAAATCCAACGTAACCGTGCTGGTGGTAACAACGGCCTGTATCGTGAATTCACCTACGGTGGTATTCGCTTTGTGGAAGTTCGTACTATTCTGGCTGGTCAGCGTCTGATCCCTGCTGGTGAAGTTGTATTCGTTCCTGTTGGCACTACCGACACGTTCGTTTCGTACTTCGGCCCAGCTAACCGTCTGGATTTCGTGAACACTGTTGCAGAACGTGCTTACCTGTGGATGTACCGTAATCCAAAGGGCACTCAGATTGACCTTGATGGTGAATTTGACGTTACTCACATGATTCGCCGTCCACAACTGGTGATCAAGGGTACGACTTCTAACTAAGAGTCCTACGATAGCCCCTTCGGGGGCTTTCTATTTAAGCGCCTTATCTTAGGGTATTTAAATAGAATAAGGAATAGGAATATGTCACTAACAAATGTGCAAAAAGTTAAACTTGAAGTAGCTGATATTGATCCTGCTTTCCCGATCTTATCGGATACAGATTATAGTTACTTCCTAGAGAAAAATAATAACAACGTAACCCGTTCAGCTATTGACGCTGCTAGGACTATCCTTTTAGTTCTAAGTCAAAGAACTGATGAAACAGTAGATATCTTTTCAGTGCGTGGAAGTAAAGCTGCTGAACAGTATAGATTGTCCCTTCAGATGTTCCTGCGTGACCCTAGTACTAACCCTGTTTTACAGAATTGCACTGGCTGGGTTGGTGGAGTTAGTCGAGAAGATATTATCGAAAAACTTGCTGATGCTGATGGGTATGCAGTGACCGTGCCTAGCACTTCACCTAATCCTTCTGTTATCTATCCTGCTAACATCAATCCGTACTTCTAAGGAGCCTCATGAACGCTCTACAGATGACCACCAAGGCCATTGCGCGCCACGGGGTAGACCTACCCTACACAAGTATCGTAACGGGCCTCTATGACCCTGAACAGGCCCGTCCTGCAGTCGTTAAGACTACCTACACCCTAAAGATGTACCCAAAGCAGTTCTTTGCAAATCAGTATAACTTTCCTACATTAGTAGGCAAAGAAAATATACTGTTTTACCTCAGTGCCGAAGGTCTAGGATTTATTCCTAAAGTAAATGATGAAGTCGAATACAAAGGGAAGAAGTATAAAGTCTATGATGTGCAAGAGCATTTTGCAAACGCATCTGTAGCTCTTTACAAACTAACATCTTCAAGAGGTTAATATGGTTAGTGCAGATACAGATAAACTTCTGAAAGAACTTCAAGAGTTCTATAAAGAGACAGTTCGCCGTATGGAAAATATGGTGAGAGGTTTTTCTTATGAGATTGCTGTAACTGCAATTCAGAATACACCTTTAGGGGACTCTGTGCTGTACCGAGAACTCTATATGTCCCGTCAAGCTCCATTACCTCAAGTTGAAGGTCTTGCTAGGGGCGGTTGGCAGGTCAGTAACGATGGTACTCTTGAATTTCAATCTGCTCTTTACGGACGAGACTCTGGCAGTGCAGCAGCAAGTGCAGCAAAGATACACCTTATGAACTACAAGCTAGGTGACGTGGTATTGATTGGTAATAAAGGCCCGTACATTATGGAACTTGAAAAGAACCATAGTGAATATACCAAAGGCCAAGGGATTATGCAACCAACCATAAGTTCAATAATGGCTGTACAACAAGCGAGTCTTCTACGGCACTACCAACAAGGATAATAGAAGATGGAAATATTGAATACAAAGAAAGCGACAGAGAGGTTGCTACTAAGCATCACCCCTTCAGTTCCTACTGGATTTGAAGGTGTGGATTTTGACCCCCCTGTTGATGCTCTATACCAGAGGTGCCAGTTCAGGATTGACCCTCCAACTGATCCAGTGTTCCCAGCAGGATACCACAGAGAGAACATGCAGATGCAAGTTTTTATCGCTGGAATCAAGGGACAAGGTACAGGGGAAGTGATTGCAAGAGCAGAACTTCTACGCCAAACATTCTACAAAGGTTTGACTCTCATTGAGGGGACAACCAGAATCCATATACTTGAAACTGCACAGATTGGCTCAGTATTTACTGCTCAAGATCGGGTGGTTTTACCTGTGCTTATCTCACTAACCGCAGAAGTATATCAGTGACAGTGAACCTGATTCACTTTTAGCCTTCGGGCTTGTTTTATTTGCAAATAAACAAATTAAGGAAATATAAATGCCAATCGCAAAAGGTGTAAGTAAAAAAGTTGCTTACAAAAAAGAATCTACATGGGGTACACTAGCTGGCACAACTGGTTCGAAGTACCTGCGTCGTGTTACTGCTAACTTTAACCTGACAAAAGAAACATATGAGTCTGCTGAAATCCGTACAGATTACCAAGTCGCTGATATGCGTCACGGTGTACGGAGTTCGGAAGGTTCTCTGAACGGTGAACTGTCGCCTAATACTTATTCGGATTTCATGCAATCTGTGCTGGCCCGTAACTTTACAGCCGGTGGAACAGTTGCTGGTGCTTCGATTACGATTGCAGTATCTGGTCAATTCTTCACAGTGACTCGTGCTGCAGGTAGCTGGATTACTGACGGTTTCTATGTCGGTAACGTTGTTCGTCTGACCGGCGCCGGTTTTAACGCAGCTAATACTGGCAATAACTTGCTGGTTGTAGCTATTACTGCTCTGGCACTGACCGTTCGTGTACTATCTGCAACTCCAATGGTTGCTGAAGGTCCTATTGCTTCTGCTGGTGCTTCAGTTGTTGGTAAGCAAACATTTGCTCCACTGACTGGTCACACTGATGACTCATACACTATTGAAGAATGGTATAGCGATATCGCTCAATCAGAAGTATACACTGGTATGAAGGTCGGTACAATGTCTGTGCAGCTTCCAGCTACAGGACTTGTTACTTGTGATTTCAGCTTCATGGGTAAGAACCTTGAGCAGAAAGGCACTGCACAGTATTTCACGACTCCTACTGCTGCAGGTACTAATGGTATCTTTGCCGCTGTATCTGGCGCTCTTGTGGTGAATGATGCTCCAGTTGCTTTGATTACCTCTCTGGACTTCAGTGTAGAGCGCGGTCTTGAAGCTGCTAACGTAGTGGGTTCTAACTTTGCTGCTGACGTATTTACTGGTCGTATTCGTGCTACTGGTAACTTCAGTACTTACTTCCAAGACGGTACATTCCGTGATTACTTCGATACCGAAGCAACGATCAGCCTTGTGGTTGCTCTGTCTACCGGTTCGGAAAAGAACGCTGATGTTATCTCGTTCACATTCCCTAAAATCAAGGTTGGCTCTGCAACAAAAGCTGACTCAGAAATGGGTATTGTCCAAGAACACAGCTTCACGGCTCTGCTGAATAGCGTAGCTGGAACTGGTCTGGTAGAATCTACCATCATGGTGCAAGACACCGCAGTAGTGTAAACTATTGAATTAACCCCCTTGGAGAAATCCTTGGGGGTTTTCTTTTGTCGATTTAACTTGATTATACAACATCCGTGTGGTATAATTGAGACTTAGATGGAATAAAATCCAAATTATTAACCTGAGAAAGGAAAACTATGCTAGACCTTAAAGTAACAAATCTTGCAGAATCTGCCGAAGCTGGCTACGAATTTGAACTCCTACTGCCCGAGTCTATGGAAAAGACCGGGGGCTTTATTAAAGTGCGTGGCCGTATGTCCGCACCTGTACGTAATCACGCAAAGCGTAAGTACACAGAATACACCCAACGTGAAATGCAAGCCAAGCGTAAGGGTAAAGAACTTGAAGCGATGACCATTGATGAAGCTGAAGACGCTGCAGTAGAAAACGCAATCGTGCGTATTATTAGCTGGCGTGGTATCGGTAAGGATGGCGTTGAGATTCCTTTCAATAAGGAAAATGCTGATACAGTCCTGCGCGAACATACTTGGATTCGTGACGCAGTGATGGAGGAATCAGATAATCTGCTGAACTTTCAATGATGAAGACCTTGACGATGCATTAGCTTTTGCTCGTCAAGAGTTTGAATTAGCTGAGAGACAGCAAGATGGCAAATCCCTTAGAGAGCATTTACAAGCAGTTGTAAAGCAAGGGATTATGCCTAAGGAGTTAGAAAATCTAGTTAAACTACCAGACAGCCTTTCGCATGTTTGGTACTGGTTTCTGGATTTACATAATACTCGGTCTTCTGGTTTTGGTGCTTCCCCTATTACTTACTGCGAAATACAAGCGTACTTTAGTTTACTTGAACTCCAAGTTGAACCTTGGGAAGTAGACTTAATAAAGCGATTTGACAGAATTGCCCTTGAGGTAACTGCCGAACAGCAAGAGAAGACGGAAAAGAAAAATAAAAGAAGTAAGTAATATTAGGCCCTTCGGGGCCTATTTTCTATGTGGCTTACTGAATAGGCTATATAGCAAATAATAAAGAAGGAAATGAAATGCTTAATCTAAGCGAATTAGCTTTTACAGTTCGGACTGAAGCCCTTGTAGATGCGGCTAATAAAGTAGCGGCTCTTGGGGAGTCCGTAGAGAACCTTGCAGGTTCATTCCAGAAACTAGAAAAGGCATCTTCAGATGCTGAGAAAACACAATCGCGAAATGCTAAGGCTGCAGCACAAGCTGTAGAAGCTCAAGCTAAGCCAAATAAGGCTCTAAGTGAAGCTGAATCTGCTGCGCTTAAAACAACCTCTGAACGTACTGATGCTGAAACTAAGAAGGTTAAAGCTCTAAAGGCAACGACACAAGCTGTAGATGAAAGTACAGAAAGCGCCAAGAAGAGTTTAAGTATCCTTGAGCGCCAACAAACCATTCTAGAATTCCAAGCTAATGGTTACTCTAAAGGGCAATCCTCAATTCTTGCATATGCTAAAGCTGCCGGTGTAGCTTCGGATGAAATTCAAGAAATCGGCAGAGTTCTACAAGCACAGAGAACTCTCATGGGAGGTGATCCGTTTGATAAAAGTCTAGGAAGCCTTCGCTCACTCCAGAACGAATTTAAATCTCTGAAAGAAGTACAACGTCTTTACACTGCAGAAATACCTTTAACTAGAAAGCAGATGGAAAATCTGGCTCTCGATAAGATTCGCCTTATCGAAGCTATGAAGATCGAGGGCAAGTCGATGACTGACATTAAAAACGCCATCCGTCAACTTAATGTAGAGTATATCACAACTGCCGGTAGTATTAATAAAATGATTCAAGCTGAGAACGCAATTGATGCTGCTCATAAAGATGCAGCTAAAGCGGCCTCGTACCTTGAACGTGAAATGCAACGTGTAAACTTTGCCCTTCAAGAACAGAACAATGAACTGAACAAAGGTACTGCTAATGCTCTTAATCGTTTTGAACAAAACCTGAAGCGTAGTGGACTTACCCTTGATCAGCAAAGAGTAAAGATGGATGAATATCGCAAATCTTTACTTGCTCTGGAAAAGACTAAAGGCGGTGGGAATACGGATTATATTAGTCGTGCCCTTGGTCCACAGATTACTGATATTTTCGTTGGTCTTGCTACAGGACAAAGCCCGTTGACAGTTATGCTTCAACAAGGTGGTCAACTGCGAGATCAGTTTGCTCTTGCTGGTGTTGCTGCTGCTGATATGGGTGCTACCATGCGTACTGCTGCTAGGGAGATGGTAACATCTGTAGCCGCTGTTGCTGGTGCCTTTAAGGATTTAATTGTAGGCGCCTTCATTGATACAGGCAAGGGTCTTGTGAACATGGTTGTTCAGTTTACAGGGCTGGCTAATGTAATTGAAAAGGCAAGATATCAATTAACTCTGTTTGCAATGTCAGACCCATCTTTTGGTAAACCCCTGCTCGCTTTCTTTGCTGCACTTCGTGTGGCTGTGATTGGTTTTGCAGCTACTATGGCCGCTACAGGTATTGGGGCGCTTATAGCTATGGCGGTTGCTATCAAGCAAGTTATCTCTGAAAATAATACTCTAGCGCGCTCTCTAGCTCTGTCTGGTGGAAGTCTAGCATTAACTCATAGTTCTGCTGTGCAGTTTGTAGAGACACTTTCAAGCATGGGAGTTACAACTGGCGTTGCTACTGAAGCTCTGGCTGCAATGGCTAAGGCTGGCGGTTTCACAAGAGATGAAATTCTTATGGTAGGCAAGGCCGCTGCCGAGATGTCTACATATGCTGGCGTTTCGGTAGAAGATACAGTTAAAGCCTTTGATAAGCTCAAAGATAAGCCTGTAGAAGCCCTTATAGATATTGCCAAATCAACTGGTATGGTTTCTATTGAAACTATTAAGATGGTTGCTGAATTGCAAAAGGCAGGAAAGACGACAGAAGCTGCTGCGCTGGCTATGAAGACATATGCGGACGTTACTAAAACTCAAGTACAGCAAATGAAGGATAACTATAATGGTTTTTCTTTGTTCATGATTAACTTGGGCAAGGGAATTAAGAACTTCTTCTCTGAGACTTTCAAAGTTCTTTTCTTAGCTAGTGATCCAACTAAGGAACTAGAAAAGCAACTTAGGAATACTCAAACACTGATTAACCAGTATAAAGGCGCTGCCACTTATACCCCTGAGGGTGCCACTGGAAGACAGGTAAAAATACTGGAAGAGCGTGCTAGAATGATCTCCAGCGAAATTAGCTCACAAGTGAGGCTGAATACTGAAAAAGAGAAACAACTTCAGCAGCAATCAGAAGAGGCCAAAAACTTTGGAATCGTTTCTGATGTTATGAAAGGTGTTAGCGGCGTGCTTGATAAGCAAATCGAGAAGACTCTTTCACTGACAGATTACACTAAAAAGTACATCGCAGAGAAAACAAAAGAAGGCAAGTTCTCAAAAGAACAGCTTGCTAATATTGAAAAAGCCGCAAAGATTGAATGGGAAGGTCTGCAAAAGAAATCAAGCAATAAAGCTGATCCTCAAGAGAAGTATTTCGAGAGCCTAATGCGTAGTCTAACAAATGAAACAATCAAGGCTACAACAGAACAGGACAAGTTAACCAAAGCATATACCAAGATGCTTGAATTAGCTGCCGACCCTCGATTCCAGAAACTTTCTGAACAAGAGAAAGCTAAAGCATTTGACCTGCTAAACCAAGCTCATAACGCTGAACTAGCAACTGCTGCTACTGAACGTCAGACCGCAGCCGAAGAACTTAGGAATAAAGTTCTAGGTAAGGCAGAAGGACTTGGGAAGGAATATTACGATACTCTTGCGAAGATTCAACAGTACAATAAAGACGGTGTGTACTCTGATTCAGAAGTTATTCAACTGACTGAAGCATTATATAGAGCCACTCCTGCCTATAAAGCAAATATCAAAGCTGTTGAAGAGCTTAACGGCCTTCTTTTGAAATACAAAGAAGCAGCTATGGCAAGCTCACAAAGCATTGAGCAAGATAATGCTGCACTTGATCTTAGAATGCAAGTTCTAGGGCAAACAGAGTCTCAACAAGTTGCAATAACTCGTGAGTATGATCGTCAAGCTAAACTGTCTAGAGTTAATCTTGACCTTGAACTTAAGCGTCTTCAGATCGCTAAAGATTTTGCAGATAATCCAGTTAAACGCTGGGAACTTGAAGAACAAGCTGAACGTGAAGCTGCAGAGAAACGCAAAGTCATTAATCGTGAAGTTGCTGTTGCGTATGCAGAAGACATGCAGAAGGAATTCGACAGAATTCGTAACGGAATTACTGACAGTATTGTTACTGCTTTGTTTGAAGGCGGTAAAGCTGGCTCTAAGAAATTGCGTGATTTGGTTGTCGGCGCATTACGTCAGAAAGTCACCATCGTTGTAGATGCAGTGGTTAATACCTTGCTCGGCAATGTCATCGGTAGCCTTCTTGGCGGTGGTGGAGGCGGCATCGGTGGCGCAGTTGGCGGAGGTGCTGGCGGTCTAATTAATGCTGGCATGCAAGGCTACAGCCTTTACAGCGGTTTAACAAGCGGCACAGGTATTCTTGGTCGTATCGGTGGGATGATTGGACTTGGCGCTTCAGCAGGTACTACTACAACAATTGGTGTAGGAACAAGCCTTGCTAACCCCGGAATGGCTGCAGCAATTAACCCACTAGCCGGTGCAGGCGCGGGCGCTGGGGGTGGGCTAGGTGCACTGGCTACAGCAGCTCCTTACATTCTCGCCATCGTCGCTATTGCTGCAAGTTGGAAGAAACTCTTTGGTCGTGAGTTGAAAGACTCTGGTATTCAAGGTCAATTTGGTGGTAAAGAAGGTTTCCAAGGTCAAGCTTATAGATTCTATAAGGGCGGTCTGTTCCGTTCCGATAAGACTGAACTGAGTCCAATCGACAAAGCACTTCAGAAACAACTTGGTGACGCATTCACTGCAATGAAGACTCAAGTTACGGATTTTGCTAAGGTGCTGGGTCTTAATGCTGATAAGCTGAAGAACTTCACGTCAGATATTAAGATTAGTCTTCACGGCATGAACGAGAACGACATTTCTTCAAAGATTCAGGAAGCTCTGGCTACTGTGAATAATGAAATGGCGCAGGAGATTCTGGGTGAATGGGAAGATAAGACAAGAACTGAACGTAGAGTTGTAGCAGGTACAGGCTCGGGAAGCTCCGGAAGAGGTGCTGACGATTTTGATTCAAATCCAGCACAATTCGAGGATGTAACTGTAACTGATCGCGTCTATAAAGCAAGTAAGTACGCCAAGGAGGGTGAAAAAGCAATCGACACTCTAACTCGTCTTGCTACATCTCTTTCTGCAGTCAATCAAGTGTTTGACACACTTGGTGTTAAGCTGTACGAAAGTAGTCTTGCTGGCGGTGATTTAGCTAGTCAATTGGTTGATCTATTTGGTGGTATTGACAAGTTTGTTCAAAGCACGAACTTCTATTACCAAAACTTCTACTCTGCAACAGAACGTCAAGCTACGGCTCAACGTCAACTAGAAGCAGAATTTAAGAAGAATGGACTGACACTTCCTAAGACTCGTGAAGAGTACCGTAAGCTTGTGGAATCACAAGACTTGAGTACAGAAAAGGGTCGGAAGATGTATGCACTGCTGATGCAACTTGCACCAGTATTCGCTGAGATTTCTCAGAGTGCAGAAGACATTGCTGCTGCTGCGAAGGATAAACTTCGTGATGCATTGGAAAGTGCTTACAGTGCTTTAGAGAAAGCTGTGAATGCTCAGAAAGAACTTCTGCAGCAACAAGCTCAGACTGCTCAAGAGACTGTTAACCGCTTGAAGGGTATTTTTGACATGCTTTCGAAGAATGTCAGAGAACTCTACATGCAAGTGGATAGTACTGCAAAGATGCTTGCAAGTCAAGGCCGAGCAGTTATTCAGCAAGCTCTATCTTCAGGTGTACTGCCAGATCAGAAACTACTGGAAGATTCTATCGGTGCTGTCCGTTCAGATATTGAAAGCACTCAATATGCTACTCAGTTTGAACAAGACAAAGCTAGATTAGAACTTGCTGCTGAACTGCAGATTCTACAAGAACAGGCTGGTGCACAACTAAGCACTGCTGAACTAATTCTGAAGGGTATCAAGGATCAAATCGAATATCTGGATGGTCTATTAAAGACTGCCAGAGAACAGATTGATGCTGCTCTTGGAATTACCAACGCTGTGATTAGTGTCGAACAAGCTCTCAAAGACCTAGCAGATATTCTTAAGCCCGCTGCTCCAGATACTGGAACTGTAGGTAAAGGAAATAATGCAGTCGCAGGTAAGCCTGTGTTTGGTCCTACCGGCCCCGGCCCTAGTGGCCCTGCTCCCAAAGAGTTGAAGCCCGGTGAAAAGACGGCAGACGGCAAGTACGTGGTCGAAGCTTATCTTGGAAGTTACGGTACAGTTGTCCGTAGTGCTACTGACGAAGAACAATCTAGACTTGCAGCCAAAGAGGATGCTTACCGTCAAGCTTGGGCCGTTGGTACAGAATCTGGTGATTTGGCTTCGTTCTTTATTATGGCTCGTGACAGTGGTATTTCTCTACTGGAGCTATCTGCTCTTGCAGGTTATTACTATGAAGATATGTACAAGGCTGCTACCTCTGTGGGTGTTCAGCGATTCGCTACAGGCGGCGCATTCACTAATGGAATTGTACAACGTCCTACTAACTTCAATATGGGTCAGATGGGTGAAGCTGGACCTGAAGCTATTCTTCCGTTGACAAACGTAGGAGGTCGCTTAGGTGTTCACGCTGTAGGTTCTGGATCAGAAACTGAAGAGAGTTCTGTTCTTTCACGTAGAGTTGACAATATGAGTATTGAACTGCAAGCAATTGCTATAAATACTTCTAAGGTCGCTAGACTGCTGGAACGTGTAACACGCGACGGTGAATCACTCATTGTCAAAGATGCTGCAACAGTTTAACTATTGTTGATTAATAAAGGAGGGGCTTCGGCCCCTTTCTTTTAAAGGAAATTATGAAAGTAATCAAACCAGTCACTTTTACTGCTGCAATGTTAACTAGCACAAATGCTACAGAAACAGTAGCAGCTTGGAATAGTGCAACCACTTATGCTAAAGATCAGGAAGTTGATTATGCTAACTCTATTTATGTTAGCTTACAACCCTCTAACTTGAATAAACAACCGGACTTGACTGCTAATGCTGCATGGTGGATCAGGAAAAGTTCAAATAATAAATACTCGATGTTTGACGAGTTTGTAAACACTCAAACAACAAGAAACAGTTCCTTGCAAGTAAAGTTTACCCCCGGAACTATTATTAATTCCTTAGCTCTGTTTAACCTAACAGGAGCTACTTCTTTAAATGTCTCAATTACTGACGGTCCAACTGGACCTGTTTATTATGACAAGACAGTTAACCTAGACGATACCAGTATCATTGACTGGTACATGTATTTCTTTGAACCTTATGATGTTTTATCAGAGGTTATCCTAGACGGAATTCCCCCTTACTCTTCTGGTGTTGTGACTCTTACCTTAACTGGTGGTTCTGGTGCTGTCGGTGTAGGTAATTGCGTATTTGGAAATATGTACACTATTGGTCTTACTCAGTATGGTGCTTCTGCTGGTATTCGAGATTACTCAGCTAAAGAGGCTAATCAATTCGGTATTACCAGTCTTGTACGTAGAGCTTTTAGCAAAAGAATGGAATCAACGATGTTTGTGCCTACGGAGAATATCCGTGTTGTTCGCAAGCTCCTTGAAGACCTCCGTGCAACCCCTGCGGTATGGCTTGGTACAGATTCTACGGATTATGATTCGCTGAATGTGTACGGGTATTATCGAGATTTTAATATTGAAATTACATATCCTTCTTATAGCCTGTGTAGGCTTGAAATCGAAGGCTTAATCTAAAGGATAAATATGACAGTCATTACTGCATTACCAATACCACCAACACGTTCTGATCCTAGTACTTTTGCAGCTAGGTCAGATACTTTCCTTACTGCATTACCTACGTTTGCCACAGAGACTAATCTAGTAGCAGCGGAAGTAAACGCCGATGCCGCCTCCGCTGCTGTATCTGCGACTAATGCTAACGCAAGTAAATTAGCAGCACAACAAAGCGAAATAGCCGCTGCTGCATCTGTATCTGCTGCCGCAGCAGCCGCTGGCGCTGTTAAGTGGGTATCTGGCACTACATATGCTGAGGGAGTTGTTGTATGGAGCCCCTTGACATTTTTCAATTATAGGCGTAAAATAGCAGGAGCTGGTACAACTGATCCTTCGCAGGACAGTACTAACTGGTTCTTGATTGGTGCGCCGCTGGCAATGCCTCAGCAATATGTCAGTACTAGTATTACAGTATCACCGGGAGTACATTACATCCTGACTGCGCCTGTAACCATTACTTTCCCTGCTTCACCACAGGAACGTGACGTGATTATGATCACTGACCTTTCGAATTCAGGCGCTTGCTTGGTTAATCCTAATGGTAAAAAGATTCGTAATGATAGCACAGTTATGAAGCTTAACGCTAGGTTCATGCAGAAAGCCTTTTACTATACAACAGATGCTGCACAAGGATGGATTTAATCTATGAGTAATTTTACTACACTATATAACACTGCAGGATTGCCTACTGGTACGATTGTTCGTGGTCGGATCAACGATCCAACTTGGCTACCTATGAATGGTGGGCTGTACCTGAAGGCTGACTATCCTGAGTTAGACACTTCGCAGTATTTGACGTTTGGGAATAATACAGTTCAGACTGCTACTGGCACTGTAATTATGCAAGGAACTGACCTTCAATCTTTTGCGCACAATGCAGATTATAGTAGGCTTGTCTTTTGCGATACTTCCGGGAGTGCTTGCAGAAGCACAGACGGAGGATTGACATGGAGTAATTTTACCGTTTCAGGTATTACTCCAATCTCAGGCATCAGTTTTGTAAACGGTCAGTTTGTAGCTTATAACCAAACATCTTTTGCTACGTCTACCGATTTAACTACATGGTCAGCCAGTGCGGCTTGGTCTTTCCCGTCTGGTCTACAAACCATTCACATTCTAGAATATTTTAATGGTTTGTACATTGTTTTCGGCGTGCCGAACACAACAGGCCAGTTTGGAATTTATACGTCCGCAACTTTAACGGGAGGTTCATTTACCGGTAGATGGTCTGGAATTGATCTCGGAACAAATTTTGTACCTTTGGCAAATAATAACCTCCGGAGAGGGGTTGTAAACGGATCGTTGTTGCGCGTCGGGCGTGGTGCTGGCACGCAGATGTTTGTCAGCACAATGGATGGTATTAATTTTAACTCCAGTTCTTTTCCTGTGACGGCGCCTATTGCGCCAAACAATACAAATATCACATCGTCCGGTTTTTCTACATCTAAAGATGGAGCTTTAATAGCCTACTCACAAGGCGCAGCAGAGTTCGGAGGGGACACTTTAGTCCGAGTATTTATCCCTTATAACCAGTCACGACTGGTTAATTTCGGGAACTTGTTTGCGCACTATGCAGTGGGAGCCACTACTGCAGACCGACTACTTGTGAGTGAATCAAAGTATTATCTTCCTAATGTGTATTCAGAAGTTTTACCGGCAGGTTCCAGTGCAGGTCATCGTTGCGCTTTTACGCCTACAAGGCTAATTATTGTTCCATCAAACGGGGCAAGCTCAAACAGTGTCTACTATCTGAACATTGATACAGCAAGATTCAGATTAGAACGTCCGTTTATTGACGGGCACTTCGTAGATGACGCATATATCAAAGCAGCATAAAGGATAAACAATGGCTTATTATGATAATCAAGGATTCTACACTACTCAAGTGCTAGAAGGAAGATTCACAGAGATTGAACCAGTAGGCGCAGCACCAGAAGGTTTAGGATGGAACTGGACAGGTTACGAATGGAGGCTGCAAAGCCTTCCTACGCCGCCTGTTCCACCCACACCGGCACCTTGGCATTGGTTGATTGATATTGGCCCCTTCTTTGACCGTTTTGGTGCTGCCAAGATGGCAGTGCTGACGAGTGCTGATGTGGGTGTTCAGGCAATCCTGAAGGACACTCAAATCCGTAAATGGCTAGACCTGAAGCTCCCAGAGGTAGCTCAATCTATTGCTTATGTCGGAAGTAAAGTACCAGCAGTTACACCAGCATTGCAGCAAAGTATTCTGAATACTCCAGTGCAAGATGCTGAGAATCTAGCTTTACGTAAACTATATTTTAACCAATAGGAAATAAAATGAAACTAGCCTCATATAAAGGAATTCGTTCTGGTATTATGGGGTTAGGTAGTCACTTGATTCGCTGGAGGCTCAACGATGTATACAGTCATTCTGAAATCATCTTTGAGCCCGGCGATGGGGTTGATCACCTAATGCCTGATGGAACAACAGAACCACAAGAGGGATATTACTGGGCGGTTAGCAGCACTGGACTTGAAAAGATTCCTAGCTGGTCTAATCGTAGAGCAGGGAAAACTGGCGGTGTAAGATTCAAGCGTATTAAGTTTGAAGATGCTAAGTGGGATATTCAAGACTTACCTTCTAAGCATTTTGATGCAGTCAAGGTCGCTAAACTCGCTCGTAGAATTGAAGGTGCTCTTTATGATTGGCAACTGATTCTGGGATTTATTGCTTTCTTTATTCCTAATAAGAAGAGCAGATTCATGTGCAGCGAAGTCTGTGCTTATCTTCTGGAATACTCTGCTTCTGAAAGATACGATCCTAGTAATCTCCACAGCTTTACAGATACTCTTCTAAGGTGGCTCAAATGATTTGGGTTGCCTTATTAGTATTTTTGCTTTTACTTCCGGGGCTGGTAATCTTTACATTAACTACCATTGCCCTTTACGGTAAAAAGCCCTACGAGCTTCTAGAACAAAGTACAATCCCTGAAGAGGATAAGATTAAAGCAAAAGAGAGTTTTAATGAAACCAAACGCAGGTGCAGGAAAATTACATTCTATGATTGTACTGCACCTTACGTCATGTTATTTGTACTTCCTTTTGTAAAATGGGAAGCAGAAGAGCTACCTAAGTTCTTTCACAAATGGAACAATGAGTTTAGCCTTAATGGAGATAGAACCTACTGGTCAGAAGACGGTAAACGCCTTCGTGTACCTTTAGAGGATACTCCAGAAGCTAGAGCATTGTGCTATTACGCTGAAGGGCATCACCCTAGAAGTTTCTGGGCCAGATACGTGTGGCTTGGCTGGAGGAATAGAGCAAGCCTAGCATCTTACGAAGAAGGCTTTGAAATGACACCAGAACTAAAAGCTTCGCATGTTTACTGGGGAGATATCAAAGTAGGTGAAAGAGTGAATGGAGAAATCACAGAGGGAGTGCTTATCCGCAGATGCGGAGAGTATTACGAACTCTACAGTATCAAGGTACTGAACAATAAAATTGAACGCATACGCTTCGGGTATAAGATTGGTAATGCAGTTAGCGAGAATTCTGAGTTTAAGCGTGCTATGGTGGTAGGCATCGGATTGTCGTATAAGAGATATAAGAAAGAATAAGTGTAATGCAAAGAAATGATGATGCTACTATTCAAGTAATCGCAGAACGTATTAATTCCATGCAGAATGACGTTAGCGACCTTAGAGATACCATGAGGGACAGTATGAAAGAAATGTCTGCTGCAGTTACTAAGCTGGTTCAGATGGAAGAGAGACAGATTTACATGAATCAGTCTTACGAACGTCTAGCTAATACTCTTGATAAAATGCAAGCCGGTACTGACGTACTGGAAAAACGTATTGATAACCTTGAAAAAGAACTTCCACTGATGAAGCAAGCCACTAAATGGGTTTATGCTGCTGTGTGGGCTGTGGTTGCTGCTGCTGCAACTTTTGCTGCCAAAACTATTGGTATTTTATAATAGGAAACCAGCCATGTCAAAGACTAAATATTTTCCGCACTTGGCTGGTTCTCTAGTACTAGCCGCTGCGGCTGCTACAGGAATTCTACACAAGTGGGAACCTGATAAATCTTCTCCTGAAGCTCACCTTTATGTTTATGAGGATAAGCTTGCTTCAGGAATCCTCACTGTATGTTCAGGATTAACCAATGCTGTAAGCTCTAAGAGACTCGTGAAGGGTGATAAGTGGACACAGACAGAATGCGACAAGAACGAAGAAATAGCCCTCAGCGCCTTGCAAGAGAAACTTGCGATGTGCTTTAAGGTTCTTCCTCCGCAATCAGTCTTTGACGCTGCCACATCCCATGCGTGGAACTTCGGAGTGAATAAGACTTGCGGTTCTGCCGCTATGCTGCAATGGAATCAGAAGAACTACGTTCTCGGTTGTCAGCTAATCTCTTATCAGTATGACGGTACGACACCTAATTGGAGTTTTTCAGACGGGAAGTTTAGGATTGGGCTGCATAACCGCCGTAAAGATGAGACTAGACTTTGTTTGAGAGATGTGCAATGAACGCTTTACTATCCTTTTTAGGAAATTGGCAAGTTAAGTTACTTCTTGTCTTTGTTCTAGTATTCAGTGCTGGCGTTTGGCACAAAGCTCAGGTAAAGATCGCAGTAAATAAAGCAGTAACTCAAGTAGTTTCTGATATTGAAATCCAAAGTGCAAGAGAGCGTTTCAAACTCCTTGACAAAGCTAATGAAGAAAGCATAAGGCTTAAACTTCAATTAGAGAAAAACAAACAGGAAAAAGATTATGAAATTCAAATTGCTAATACTAAGTACAGTAATCTTCTTGAGTGGGTGCGGAACTTACCAAGTGAAACCAGCAGTGGCAATAGCACCCTCAGTCCCGGAGATTCAGAAGCTAGAGCAGAAGAAGTTGTCGCGGAACTTCGTAGACGACATGCAAGTGATCTTGCAAGATATAGTTTTGACGCAGAAGAAGTAAAAGTACATCTTGTGCAGTGCTACAAAGATTACGATGCTGCCAAGGCATCTATAGATAAATTCCTCAAAGAGAATGCTTCCAAAAGCCCCTATAAGGCTCAGGAAGGCTTATAAAAATACAACCCAAGGGCAGTAGTGCTTGGACGTAATAAAACCCCTAGAAGGCCGTTAAAAGCTCTCTAGGGGTTTTTTTATTTGATATTCAGAACGATCATCGGAAAAGTCTCTGTATCTTCTCCGCAAAGATTAGAACTGAAAGGTATCCAGTAGCCTTTATCATCTTTAGCTAGGTAACGCAAGCAGTCGTTCTTTCTGGTGCATTCTTCGTTTGTACAACGGCAGTAATCAAATGGAAGTAAAGGATTTGTTGTCATTCTTTATTTCTCCACCAACCATCTCCTAAGTATTCCCAATTCTTATGATAGTTAAAACACCATGCCTCATACATATGCATAAAGTGCAGGCAAGTTTCAGAAGTACCTTTAATGATGGTCATTATTAGAAATCCAACAAAAACAATTGGACTTGTAACCCAAAATAGAATTTTCTTTAATTTCTGCATATCAAGTCCAAAGGCAACGGAAGTATTTACCAAACAGTCTCAAGGAATTCTTGATGCGTTCATTGTGCTTCTCAAGACCTTCGTAGTCAACGGTGATATTCTTCATCATGCTTGCTAGACTTTCTTGGCACTCAGCATCTTTATTTTCATCTTTCCAAGAATAAAACTGCTCTTCAGATTCGAAGTGCGATACCTGTGCCATTCCCCAGATCATTTCTGATACTACAAACTCCCAACGCTGGAAAAAGAACTCATCCAAGTCCCAAGAGTTTTCCTTGGGTTTAGCTGAAGAACTTCTGATATGTTCGGGAACATCCTCATCATCTACTGATGGGGCACCCTTAATCTCTTTCTGGTAAGCACACAATACAGGATGAATGATCCGAGCCAGAGTGTAATCTACGCTCCACAGGTCAGTCTTGCTGACTACAATCTGATCCTTTGTAGGTTCTTCAATGTCAATATTTACTTGCATATTATCCTTTCAGTGAACTTGTCCGTTATAGAGGTGATGGTACTCAGGGAAGAACAATGTTTCGTTAGTTTTCTGAAACATGAAACCAAAGAAGTCATCCTTCAGTAAAGGGTGAGGAAAAGCATGCGTAGCTCCCTTCTGTACGTAGTACTGCATCTTTACCCACTCTGATCTGCAGGCACTACACGCTGCAGAGTATACAGCAAATAACTCTTCGGATTTAACTTTCTCGCAGATATCTTTCATGGCCTTGTAGCGTTGAAAGGTATGTTCAAGAAATAAGTAATAGTCCGCCAGTATAACTACATCGTTAGTCATTAGTCTTCTGTTCCTTTAAGTATTTACCCCCACTGCTCCCCCATAGCTTCAGCAATCCCTCGGTAGGTTTTTGATCGCTCAAGCCATCGGTTTTCTGATGGTGTTAGTCTGTTCTGTCCACTATCAGTTTGGTTGGCCCACCTCTTGTAGACTTTACCATTCTTCTGAATCAATCTAGGCTCTATTATAGTCCCCTTTTGAAGAATTGGCAAGCCTTTTGTTAACCACAATCCTGTAGATTTACTTGCATCATCCCCGAATTCCCAAGGTTGTATCACCTGATCTGGTTTTCTGATGGCAGTACTTATAAAAGATGGAGAGGGATTCTCGATACATACAGGGTAAGGTAAGTCTAGCAAGGCTTGAAAGTTCTCCAGAGCTTCTTTCTGAGCTTGCCTTCTTTCAGCACCCACCAAGGTTCCTTCCTTTACCTTCTGATGGTACGGACCATCACCTAGAGCCCAAGCTGCACTTACGGTCAGGTACGTACACATAGGGTGTAGTATAGCCAAGTCCCAATCTTCCGTCAAGACTTCCCAGATATCGCACTGCAGATGATTAGGCCCATCAGATGCTCGAAGGTCGCAAGTATATGTATCATGCCCTTTGTTCTCAAATGCCTGCCTTGTTATTTGACAGGTTGAATATCCTATTAGTACTTTCATATTTCTCCTTCAGATAGAGAAAAACCTCCGAGGTATTTCCACGGAGGTTTCTTAGGTTAGAGCTTAAGCCAGTCTTTAATCTGCTGTACTGTCATGGTTCCAGTTCTTCGCAGCAGTTCATTTCCATTTTCATCATATAGAATCATGGTTGGAACTCCCTTGACCCCTAGTGCTTGAAGCTGAGTTCTCTCTAAGGAATCAATATCGACTTTCTCTAGGTCAATACCATAATCATCGAAGTTAATGCTTTCAAGAGATGCTTCCAGTGACTTGCACGGAGAACACCAGATGGCTCCGTATTTCTTTAAGTATTTCATAATTTCCTTACCAAGTTTGTTTCCAGAAAGGAACACTAGGTTCCTTTACTGTGTTAAGCATCCAAAGATACAGCAATCTTATTTCATCAATTGATGCATTCCCTTTCAGCATATTAGCCCTATTAGATATAATCTGTATATTACCTTTCAAATACCCTTTAGTTGGATCAATACGATCAATTGAATAAGTCCAATCGTGGTCGCCATAGATAAACTCTCTATCAAAAACAGGACATTTTTCAGGTAGAACAATATCCTGCAATTCTAGATCAAAATCTATCCCGTTCTTTTTAGCCCTTGATTTAGCCCTATTGTATATGCGCTTTTCGATTGATATCTCGACCCACTGCCTTTCCGACTTTTTACATTCTTTGCATCTGGAGGTGTCATATCCGGTAATGGTAGATTTATGTTTACTGAAGTGTGTTACAGATTTTTCAAAACCACAATTATTACATCTTAGTTTTGTTTTTTCACCGACAGGTTTCCTTCGTGTCATTTTACCTCGTAACGGGATATCCTCTAACTCAAGAATTTTATACAGCATATAAGTTGTCAAAGGAGGGGAGACTAGCTCCCTGATCTTCAGAATATCCTCACCGGCTGTATAAGCTTGAATTATTTCTTTTCTTACCATGTCACTGAACATGCACCACCAGCACAGGCTTGACTCCCCATAGTATCTACCTCAGTGTATACTTGCTTAGAAAGCTGTGTACTGAAGTCAATATCAATATAACTATTCCTGATAGCTTCCCACTTATGTAGATTGAAGCAATCCTTCAAGCAGAAGGTCATCTGCATAATATCTCCATTGAAGAAGTTATTAGCAAACTTAGTGGCACGGCGAATCCAATCACGCTTCAGCAAGTCCTCAGAATTTTCCGGGTCAATCTTCAGTCCGAATCCAAGTGCAGTATCACATGCCATCCAGAGGTTGTTATTGAACGCATGCAGACCCTCAACTACAAGTCCTGATGCAAACATACTTGCCGCACCATATCTCTGTAGAATCTGCTCTGCTGTAAGAACTTCCGTAAATGGAGCTTGAGCATATGCACGATCACCCATAGAACTCAACAGAGAAACACCAGCAAACCACTGGCGATTATCGAACAGATATTGTTCAACCTCATCCCAGTCATCTACAGTAATGGTGTTACTGATGTTGTGCCGGAGGTTTTTATCAACACCCAGATCAACATTTGTACCAGCCTCTACCCAGAATTGTTGTGCCTTCTTGACATACTCAAGTTGCTTAACACCAAGCAGTTGATCCTTGTAAACAGAACCTTCCTTGCTTGTAATAGGGAAGCTCACAACAACGTCAGTTCCATTTGAACTCCATACAGATTTCTCAACCATCTTCGGGTTCTTCTCTGCAATAATCTTTGCTACTTCGTCATGCTCATTCATCTGTACATTTCGGAAGTACAGAGGTGAATGCTCACCGTGAATACCAGAAGCCGTGCCCAGAATAACCGAAGCGTTACCAGAAGGTTTAGCACAAGTAGTACGCGCTGCTGGATTAATTCCAATCAGTGCAGCAATCTCTCGATTAACTTCCTTGACTAGGTTAGCACCTTCAATCATGTTTTCTTCATTAAAGAGAATGTCAGGGCTATTCATCCATCCAGTAATCGACACACCAATCAATGCTTCACGTTCTGTAATTCTGCGGGTTGCATCTGTTAGATACTTGAAGTTTGTATATCCAGCTTGCAGAGTACCAAGAATAGCACTAGCGCGGCACATACGCAGGAATGTAGGAACATCCACACACATCCCGCCATTGCCCTCCGTAAGATTGCAAAATTGAAATCCACTCTCACCGTCTTCTGCTGTTGGCAACATGCCAATTTCAACACCTTTATTTGTTACTCTGCTTTCGCAGGGTCAAGTCATTTCTGCTTGACTCTATATATCACTATATAGAACAGACTATATCATCACCCATTTCTGGGGTTTATCGTCCGAGCTTATAACTAAAACTTGGCAGGGTGTATTCACCAATAAGAGCATCGAATTTCTCAACATCCCTAGCACGAAGCCTGAGATACCAATAATTGTTTTGACGGTTAATATTGAATTCAAGACCAAGCTTTTCTTTAATAGCTTGTTTCAGTAATAGATTATCTCCATAACTGAATCCCTTAGTATTCAATGTAATGTTTGGTTTAGCATCTGGGGAGCGTTGATCTTGCACCCTACTACCATCTGCCATAAAAATAATTGCTAATGCTTCTGCATCCATAAGGGTAAGCATATGCGGGTCAATTACTTTCTTACCGTCAATATAAATTCGATTTCTAATTGTTGTTAATTTTGGATGATTTTTAGAACGTAGTGTAATCTGTGGCTTTCTGTTAAAACCATCGTCAGTTAATTTACGGTCTGAAATTGAACATCCAATCCCTGCCTCTACCAGAGTATCACGTACTTTTTCAACGTAATCGCTATTCTCTTTTTTCATATTCATGGTAAATGAAGCGTTGGTAGAATTCGCAACTAAGTATAAACCACCATCAAAGGTAGAAAAATAGTATAGTCGCTTAGTTAGTTCTTTACTCATAGTCGTTGCACCTTCCATATCGGATTGGCACAGGATTATCTCACTGAGACTTCCCCTGTTTTTAGATAAATTATTCATAAGACCTTACGATCTTAGGCCGCTAGTTTTAACGGATTATAGCAGAACTCTTTATTATCAGTAAAGATAAAGCCGGGCTCACCGAAATCCTTCACAGATTTCATAATGTCTCGCCATTCATCTCGCGTCAGTTCGTCACGGATAAGCATCACAGAGTTATTGCTGCGACCACGTTGAGGGTTCTTGGCAAACCAGTTACCAGTTTTTGCCTTCAGCATATCCTGATCATCTTTATCGAACAGACAGATGGTAGCACTGCGACGTACACCACCAGACAAAACAGCGTCAGACATATGCATAACAAAATCATATGCAACGATTGTAGGAATCTTGACTGCTACCTTACTATTTACCACGAGGTCTTGTAAAAGCTTTTCACACTTCACAAGGGATTCACGCAGACCATCAGGGCCGGGAGCCTTGAAACCTCCAGAAATCATCGCACCTTTTGGTCGAATCAAGCTATAATCAAAGTGAACCTGCACGCCTTGATATTCTGGGAAAGTAGCACCTTCAGTCAAATAGCTTGAAATAAGTACACCATAAGCATCAGCCCAACCCTCGATAGTGTCAGGTACGGTAAATACCTTTACTCGTTTTTCACTACGTTTCTGAATACTTGGGATTTTATTTACATGATGTTTTTGAACTGAGAATCCTACACCGCAACCGCACAGCAGTAGGTACATTGCTTCTTGAAAGAAGGCTGGACGATCACAATGCGAAACCGAACAATTATACATTCTAGCATTATGCTTGAATAGTTGTTCACCGCCGAATTGCAAAGCACGTTGTGCACCAAGTACAAGCTTTTCCTTATAGGCTTCTTCTGCGTAATCAATAGCTGCAGCCAGAGCAGGAGTCATTTTATCTTTATACTTTTCCCGGTGCATGTTCATCACACGCTGTACAGATTCTACCCATGATTCATAACGCTTATCTTCTTCAACCCACCGTGAATAGCCCATATAGAACTTAGATTGAGCCATCATGTCTTTTGTATTTTGTTCAGCTTTAATTGTCATATTTTCCTTATTATTCTACTGCCCCGCGAAGACGATACAAGTCCGTCAAGAGCTTTGATCCTGTGGCCTTATCCTTAGCTGCTTGTGTAGCATACCCAGAATTTAGCCACTCTTTATCTGTCCGTTCATTACCTACGTACCTGTCACAAGTAACAATCTCTTCGAAACGATTTCGATGCTGAATGTTTTCTTGCTTTTCGATATTCTGCCGTGTTTCCATACCCAGTTCATGCAGCATTTGTTTAAACTGCTCTGGATTATTATCAATCCAGTCATAAGTGATAGTTGGCCGAACCTTGGCAATCTCCGAAATGCTTACAAAGCAAAGTGCTGCAATACGCATTGCTTACCTCCTGTATATGTGAGAGGAAAGACGTAGAACTCAATTGTACCATGTCTTTCCTATAAAATCTAGTTAATTATCAGTGCTTCGCATTATTAGGGATTAGCTGGCGGTACTGAATCCAATCTCTGAAATTACCAGACCAATAAACACCTTCTTTGTCACGATGTGTTACACCTTCAGGCCAGTAATATTTATCATCAAAGCACATAGCTTGGTGCTCAACAGGGGATGCATGTACAGGCTCTGATTCAATCAATCGACTAAACACAGTTTCTGCTTTCTCCAGAGAAGTATCAGCTTTACGGAAAGAAGCCTGAGCGCAGCAACTTGCAGAGATTTTCAGGGCTTGCTTAATGGGAATTTGATTATGATTTTCATCGTAGTAAATCCGGCTGCCATCAATTTTAGACAAACCTGTCCCCACATAAGGTATATGCCATTCTCCGCGTTTGAGAGATAAAGGAATCGAAGCTTCTTCAGCGACTTTCATAGCATAAGCCAGAGCAGCAATCGTAGGGTCAGCATCCTTATGATCTCTCAGCCAATACCAATTAGCCTTCTCTGTGGTTGTCATAACGGTACGCATGTGCTGGAAAGGCTCTGTAATGCGATTTACGACCTGCTTGTGTACCTTCATATCATCCATAACTCTAGCGATGCTCACAGCCTGCCTAGCGGCTTCTAGCCATAGTGCTTTGACTGCTTCCTTGGCATTCTCATCTAGTTCCTTCTCAGCTTGCATTCCCGGCTGATTCATTCCCCAGTGAACGGGCATTGCTGGGTCTTTCTCAATCAAGTCCAACATAGCTTTGACTGGAATAGCTCTGGAGCTTGCCGCGTTACGTGAAAACTGTCGATGAGTCATAAACTCTCCATGAATGATTCTAGGGTAAATCAATTCATAAGTCGTAATTCTAACTCCCCGAGGGTTAATACTGTCTGCAATAATCTTTGCTGAAATCATTCGTTCTCCTTCTGAATTTCACTTTCAAGCACAATAAAGGAATCAAAGGGTTCATTGAGATTCTTTACATGGTAGCGTTGGTACCCAATAACTTCTACAATTTTCACTTGTTTACCTTCGAATCCAAACTCATCACCTTTCTTATATTTAGGTGCATCTATGTCAAGAGCCTCCCAGACAGTGGCAAATTTTTCGACTGCCTTAACTTGTTTGTCCTTAAACTGAAACTCATCGCCTTTGGCATGGATATTAATTACTTTATCTTTCTTGTTTTGCTTGTTTTGCATTATTTTCCCTTTCTTCTTCGATCCGAAGCTGGAGTTTAAACAAAAGACTGGAGATTGCACAAGCTAGATGGTAGCAATCAGTGCCGCCTTCGCCGTTATCAATAAAATCTCCACGCTGATCAGCCCAAAGGTGTCTCTGAGCAGCAGAGAAATATCTTGACTGAGGATTATCAACCAAACGCCAGTTCTCTTGATCAATAGGCTCGTTGTACTTTATTGCCCCTTTGGTAAGGACCATCACAACCTCTTCTAGAGCGTCTGCGGGGACTAGGTTATACATAGGCTTACCTGCATCGTATTTGCGGCCTTGTAGAGGCTTCTCAGCCTTATCTGTGGGCGTATTAACCTGAGTGATTTCCTCTTTCTGTTCTGACTCTACTTCGCTAAAATAACCTCTATAGTAGTTTGTGCAGTTATCAAGTCCTTTATCACAACCTTCACGATCCCCGTTAAAGACGCAAAGATTGCAAGGTTCTTGCCCTTCCTCCGCAACCATCATTATGTACTTCTTACCAAGAATCTCATACTGTTCCTGATCCGCTATTTTCATTTAACCCCCTTTTGCTTGCTTTAGTATATTGATTGTCAGTAAAGTTTCCGCCTTAACTTTATCATCTGACCATGACACTAAATCGTTCAACGAAATTTTACCATGCATAAATGCCCAAAGGGTTGCATTTCCAAATTGCTTATGGAGCCATACATGATCTGCCAGTTTTAAGACTGCTAAGTTGTCTGGAGAATTATTCAGAACATCACAATCTCTGTGATGCACATGATGTCCTTTAGGTATTGACTCTAGTTGAAGAATTTCACACGCTACTGCGATATGTAGTTTAATCTTCTTCTTTGAGAGTAATAAGCTCGTTTGCGGACTGAAAATCTGATAACCATCACAATCAAAATTTCTATTCTTGTTGTTTGGATTCTTGGTCCCTAGATATGCATTACTTTTAAAGATCGCACTGCACGTAACAGAACAGAAGAAACCAAGGGTGCGTTTCTCTTTTCTCCGCGAGGGCTTGAGGTAGAAACTTCTACTACACTGCGCGCAGGTCGTATTATTTTCAATATGCTTTTCCATTTACCTGTAACCTGTTCTCAATCTTATGATCTTCACGTTTGGCATTGTATTGTCGTTTTTCTTGAATAGCTCCTTCGAGGTCAAGATTCAAAGCCCCGCATAAATCGAGAATACGAATAACTGCATCAGCAAGTTCAACTTCAATCATTGGACGATGTGGAAGTTTATCGTCTGGTAGATTCTTACGTGCCCCCTCCATAGCTTCGGATACTTCGCTATGGATCAGGCAAAGCTTCTCTGCTACGATTGCTTTACCGAGTCGTGTCCCAGTCAGTGCTTCATTGGCTAGGTTAAGCCCTGAATTCAAATCTGTCCACCACCCCGCTACGGCATTACCGTCGTGAACTTCTTTTTGCAAGTCTTTAATACTCCGCATAGTACTTTCCTTTCTTCTTAATACGTAAAATAGTCATAACCAAGATGGTCACAATGCACACTAAGCACGCCAATATAATTCCGAAGACTGGTCCGGCATTTGCTAGTAGTGTCATGAATAGCCAAGCAATCAAGGCGACGAAAACACAACCTAGAAACAAACCGGCTAAGAATCCTAAAAAGGTATAGTTCATCACATCCTTGGCAGCTTGCCAGTAGTCATACTTAAATTTAATCATAGTGAACCTCACAATCTTTAATCAAAACAAAATTAAAGCACCTGTACTGATCAAGTTCTCTGCACCAGTACCTGTCAGAGTCAACACGTTCTACGTACAGAACCTCTCCGATGTGCTTATTGTACCACACTCTGCTGTCACTGCAACGAAGAATTTTTATTTTCATACCATTCCTCTGGTGTTACAACTACAAACTCCCTAGCAACATACTTAATTTCTGTACAATACTTATTGAGTTGTTGCGCTTTTCTTACTGCATCCCCAAACCTTGTGTAGTATTGGCTGGTGCGAAAACCTGTGTCAGTGCAGACTACACAGCTTACTTTGTCAAACATATAATTCTCCAATAAGAAAAACCCTCAGCTTGCACCGAGGGTTTGGGATCAATTAAGCCTTCGGTGCGGAAAGCAAATTAGAACGTTTAGTTTTAGAAGTCTGGTTAGACTTGTCACGCTGAACTGTTTCGCATTCTGTACAACGTATCTCATTATATACACCAGAAGGAGTATACACCTTGCGTCCCGTGGATTCAAACTCATGATGACCGCATGAACGGCAGCGAACAATATCATCATCGTAGTAAAGAGCAGCATTGAAGCCTGAAACAAGTCCACGACTACGAAGAGCAAGGAATACTTCTACAAGAAGATCAACGTCTTGTTCGCAGTATTCTCGCATTTCTTCCATTGCTTCTTCCTTACCTGCCTGCACATCTACCCACAGCTTAATACCGCTGTGACTAACCTTGCGACCGATATTCAGGTACGCGCCGAGAGCGTCCAGTCTATTGCTTGGGAATCGAAACTTGCGCTTGGCAATCTCAAGAGTATCAACAACTTGTACTGTAGGTAGTGGAGGAAGGCCATTAGCCATGCATCGCAGTTCCAGCATCTTGATATCGAAATTCTTTGCATTGTGTGCTACTACAACATCAGCGTTGGCAAACAAATCCCAGAGCATTGCACAGACAAGGTAGTCTTGATCATTGCGGATTTCAGATTTATTATACAGTACAGTGGACTGATTTGCACCCAGCCAACGGTATCCTGCCATAAGAATCTTTCCACCTTCTTTTTCTACAGCATCTTGATTAATGAATTGTTTATGCCTGCCAAAGCAGTAAACCAAAGCAGCACTTGTTTCAAGATCGAAGAAGAGTACTTTTGGGCCTGTGGTGGCTGCTGTATTAATAACTGCAGAGTGTCGCTTCAGAAATTCATTAACGCCACTCTTGCTCAGTCCTAGATGCGTAGCGATACTGCGACCGGAATAGCCGTCCTTGGCTTGTGCAAGGATTTCCTCTTGTAGTTCTTGGGAATATTTCATTGATTGTCCTTTACTTTCTGTATTACATTCTTGATTATATCAAAACTGAACTTTCGTGTCAATAGTGCTTTCTGGAATAACGTCTTTCGCTCTTTGGCATTTGAACCTTCAGTTTGATTTAATTCCTGTAGCACCGCTTTCTTCTGCCCTTCAGATAGACCGTTAAACCAAGTATTAACTTTCTTCAACCACATATCGTGTCTGAATCTAGTATCGGGAGGTTTCTCTAAGAAGTTTGCAATCTGTCTTAGAGTCTGTGAAAGAGTATAAGGACTCCACCATCTCATATATCTGATCCAAGCTCTTTCAATAACACCTAGAAAAGAATTAGCTTGCCTACTTGCTACTCCACGGACAAACATTTCATCGTCATGAGCATGCTCTAAGATGTGTTGTTTGTCTTGGATTTCCATGCCAGTAATGATACAGGTATTGTTCTGCTCCTTCGTCAGTAATGCTCGGATGCGGGCCTTATCTGCTGCGTTGTACAAGTCTTCAGTTTTACTTGGCATACAGCTTAGTGACTATCTCACGGTAGGCTGGAGTCTTAAAAAACTCCTTTAGAAATTCTTCACTCTCTTTACGTTTCTTCTCTACATCATGCTCATACGCATAAAGGTCTGGGCCTTCAAAGTAATAAGTCATTTCAAAACCAAAACCTTCATAAGTTTCATGAGAGAAATTTCCAGTGAACTGACCGGAACTTTCAGAGATCAATTTCGAATGTTTGCGGTCAAAATCTAAAGCATCTTGCACTTTACTGCGCAGTTCAGCAGTCTTGATAATATTCATAGTTTTACTCCGTACTTATCTAGCATTTCTTTAAAGTCCAGTTTGTCATTCTCATGACTCATCATTCTGGCGCACTTGTAATATAAACCAAGAAGAAATTCATGATCTACAAATCTCTTTTCACCAAAACAATCTACATAACTGACTCCATTGCCATACCAGTTCTTGTATTGTCGAATAACAATCTCAATGGCTTCTTTTTCATTCTGCGCTGGCTGCAAGAGTTTATACGCTCCCTTTTCGCCAAACTTAGTTCTGGAAAGCTCTGAAGGTTTATAGTCATCTGTTGGATCGCCATTCAGCCACTGGAAAGCAAACCAAAGGAATCCAGAGCCTGCAATTTTCTTACCTGTATCGACCAATGAGCCAAAAGAAGGCATGACCTCTAGGGTAGGTACCTCCTGTGTGAAATCGTACAGCGTAAGGCCCGTATAAGCCCTAGAGTCCTTATCCTGAGAGGCTAGGATAACGTCATACCCTTTCTCTAAGTATTCGTACCCCTTGATGATCAGATCGTCGTCAGCTTCTCTATTATTTGCAAGCAAAGAAGGGTGGTTCTTGTATAGGTACATCTTCGCTTCTTTTAGATTCAAAGGTCGGATATTGTCTACACGATTACCTTTATACTTGGAAGGTAAGGGTAGAGCATCTCTAAAATTCAGTTTTCCACTCAGACAGACAAGATACTCATCAGCAAATAACAAATCATTGATTTTCTGAATCTGATTTTTCATGATACTGCAGGTATTTGCTATAGGCTCAGGCTCTTGAATATCTTCAAACTTATAGATCACAGGATCAAATTCTTTCCCTGCTTTAGTGATAGCTGCTTTACATTCTGTTCGGTTCTTGAATATTTTTGCTTTACCTGAAGGCTCATGAATGACCTTTACCTTACGTTCTTCTGTAGCTGCTGATGTACGATAGCTTAGTGTATCGCCATCATATATGATTATTGTTTTCTTTGCTGTCATAGTATCCTTTATGCAAAAACCCCAAGGATTTCTCCATTGGGGTTTCTTTAGAGCTTGAAGAGTTATTCGCTTCGGACTTGCTCTGCTAGTTCAATAAAAGCTTCGGACTTTTCGATAATCTCGTCAGTCTTAGCTTCAGCCATTGCCTTTGCAAGCTTGGCAAGCATAGTTGCATCGTATCCTGCGGACTTTGCTTCATCCTTGAGTTCCTTGATATTCTCCATGATGCTTTCGATTTCTGTGAACTCTCGCTGCATTGCACGGACGATTTCGGCTTTAGTCTTTGTTGGCTTACCTTGTGTATTTTGTGTAGTCATATTACTCCTTAATTACCGCTGCGAATTCCGCTGCGAACACCTTCACGGACAATGCCGACACCGATCAGTGACAGCCATGCAACCGAAAGCCAACTCCAGAAGTTCAGCGCAATCTGCAAACCGAACAAAGCATTGAGACTCAAGATTGTCAGCAGTGGACCAATACCAATCATCACAAGGATGAAAATCAAAGAAAGAACAAACATCAAATTACTCATACAACTCCTTTATTAAGATATTCAGCGTGCTTTTCTGCTTCAGTACGAAGGAAGTGCAGCTTAACATCCGTATACTCTTGATTGTCAAAAACCTTCCAGTAATGATTACTGAACTTGACCGTGTAGCGTGTTTCCTTCATATTATTCCTTTCGCTTAGGCTTGTTAGCCTTGTTCCACTCAGCATTCTTGCGAAGACGCTCTGCAGCAGCCTTCTTTAGATTTTCATTACGTTCCTTTGCTTCAGCACGCATGGCTTCCAGCATTTCATTTTCGTTCATGTATTCCTCCTTTATTTTCTAGAACCCTTATTTGGCGCGTCTGGAGGGATTCGAACCCCCGACAAGTGATGTAGAAGATCACGGCTCTATCCACTGAGCTACAGACGCATCAATTAAAGGCTCTAGAATGAATTTTCACTAAGGGAAGCACCACTGGTACTTCCTTTAGATTTTCCTAGTCTTCCTGAGCCTCTGGTGGCTTAGAAGGGTGCGTCGTCTTCTTCGAATTCATCCTTGGGCTTTGCAGCAGGCTTTGCAGCTTTGCCCTTAGCCTTCGCAGGAACCTCGACGTTGTTACCTTCACCGTCATCAGCATTGTCATCATCAAATTCACTGCCGGGTTCGTAAGACGCTGTACGCTCATATTCAACCAGATCAGTGACCAGAATATTCTGCAGACGAGCATTGCTGCCGTAGTCATTATCATACCGATCAATACTGATTGTACCGTAAGAGCCATTACCTACCAGAGTAGTAGTGGTGATTTCATTCCGACCCTTATCTGTCTGCAGGTAAACCTTTGGACGATAGAGATCAGGGATAGGATTACCGTTGGCAAGCTTTTCGTTCTTACGTAGAGTAATCACGTAGAGGTTCTTTTCAGTACCCTCTGGTGGCTTGCACTTGTACTCTTTCTCAAACTCTGAACGCTTCACCTTGCGTGCTGGCTGCTTGGTAAAGATTTCAGCAAAAGCGTCTGCAGTGTCTTCATCAACAACCACACCAGCCTTGTATTCCTTACCCTTTTCCTTGTCGTAGCAAGGAATAGCCTTGTCAACGCACACATAAACGAGCATCCCTGTAAGTTTCTTCATATAGTACCTTTCTTTGTTATCTTAAATGTTGCATTTAGTGATTTTGCACAGGTTCACTAACCTATTCTTCTTCAAGAGAAAGTCCATTCTCTCGAAAGAATTCAATATCTTCCTTGATGCGCTTTGAATTTGCGTCAGATACGATCCGAGCAGACTCGGTGCGCTTACCATCCACGTAGCGATGGCACATATCACCTTCAAGCAGAACTAGAGTAGGTTTCATTTGATAAGCCCTCGAAAATTCAACATTTTCCCACGAGAGGGCATAGGTTGTTTCGGGATTGTAATAATCTCCATCTGATACAGAGGATATAAACATACCTGTTGTCACGGCCTCTCTGATAAGCTCTTTCATAAACTCCGGGTCTTCTTTTGCAAGATCACGCAGTGCTTCTTTCAGTTCCTGTCTGTTCATACTAACCCTTTCAGTTTTTAAAAGGAAGAATTTTACCTTCAGATAAAGCAGTATTAAACTTCGTCACGAAGCTTTCATGATAAAGGTCTTGGACCTTATCGTAGTTTTCCCAAGCATACTGCCGGAACGGACCAGAGGTAATGCTGGTGCAGACCTTTTGCAGAGCAATATCAAAAGCTCGCTTAGGGTCAGTGCCAAATGGAATTATAGCACGTTCTAGAGCAAGAACAAAGCTTTCTTCCAGAACTCCACATAACTTTACAATTTCTGGAAGCTCTTTAAACTTCTGCATGTCACACAGAACTTGTTCGCCATCTTTAATGTAATACATGTAGGCTGGCTTGTCAAGCATTTTCACTGCTTCATGAATCGTATCATGATCGTACTTGTAAGGTACGCTGTCAGTAAAGAATTCTTTCTTGTCTGTATTAAGCTTCGGAAGGTTATTAGTGTACGTTAGTTTCTGACGCTTTGCAAGCATTAGTTGCAGTTCTGGACTTTCAGTAAATTCCCAGAATGCATCATTCTCGTTAGATTCAAAGTAAAGAATGTCGCTCCTAGTCTTTAAGAAATGCGGACAGTCTTTCTTAAACTTATGGCTGACCTTCATTAAGTATAGGATAATGACTGGCGCCATCATGGCATTCCCAAAAGATGTTGCAATAAGGTTAGGAGAATTTTCTTTACAGTACTCATAAATCTCTTTATTACTCTCCGTAAGGCCACCTTCACCGTCAATATAAGACGCCTCGACAATCAAGGTTTCACTTTTACGTTGAACCTTGACAATACCTTTGTTCTTCTTAAATGACAACTCTTTGATTTTCCAATCCTTAGAGATAAGGAGCTTAACGCCATTCGTAAATTCTTCGGCAGTGCAAAACACATCCAAATCCCCCGATGTGCGGTACGGGAAACACGACCAGTAATTTGCTGCTACACTTCCAACTATTAGCATTATAACCCCTTTTCTCTATCAGATCAAATCAACAACCACTATCTTCCCAAGAAGACTGATATTCTTCCTCTGCTTCACTTGGGAGCCAACTGTACAAAGTATTGGCATCGCTATCAGTTTGCACCTCTTGAAAACTTACACCTTCTGCTAGTGCCCAACTTTGGAACTTGTCAAAATCTTTTTTCAGAATAACTACAGCCTGATGCTCAGTACTAAAATCAATCATATTATACTCCTTTTAAGAACAACTATCAGTACTTGTGTACCACTCGCCTGCACTCTTGCCTAACCAGCTATCATCTTCTAGAAGCAGCATGCCCATTCCATCAATGTGCAGTTCAAGCTTATGCTCCAGTGCAAAATTCACCAGTGCAATTTCTGCATTATCATAGTCTCTGCGCAGTTTATCAAACTCTACTTGGATTTCATCTTCTGTCATATTACTCCTTTAGAAATTGTAAGGGCTCTCGCAATCACGAATACGTGCAATGGTGCGACGACTCGTATTGTACTTCAGAGCAAGAGAAGTCAACGATGCTCCATCATCAAGCTCACGCCGGATTGCAGGCACAGCGTCCATGATACCGTTTGCAACAGCAGATTGTACCACAGGCGTTTCATCTTCAGTGTTATCTTCAGAAAAAACATTAGTATAGCCATCAGGCAGGGCCTGCACAGGAAGTCCACGAGAGCCTTCATTAGTCTCTAGTTCGCCTACCACTTCATACCGACTGCAACGACCCTTACTGTTATTATAATCCGAAGGGATACTAACAATATCTGCAGGATTGACCTTCACCACAACGATACGCTCACCGCCAAAGCTGCTCAGGTATTCATAGCTGCAGAAGTGCAGACCAGTGCTGCAAGTCTGGTTACGATTATCGTTCACAAGATTCCGTGGCATAGAAACAACAGTAACACCATTCTCGACAGTGACAAGGACTTCCTTTGTAGCACCCATTGGAGTTCCAAGCAAAGCCTTATCAGCCTCTGTAAGGAGGTTAGCAGGCTTATTCAGCACACTGCGGCTATGAACATCATAGTAGTCTTCGTTGACGCGCTTATAGGCCAAGAAGCAGCCATCTGGAGTGATAGGCAAGGAGCAAGCTTCACCAAAGCTTAGAGCTTCGTCAATGGCATGGCTTGCAGGGTTCTGCATCAGATTCTGCAGAAACTTAACCATAGGTTGAATATCCAGTTCCAGTCGCAGCATTTCAAAGATGCGGGTGCTGATCAAGCCAGTAACCTTTCGGCCACGGTAGGTGATCTCTCCGTCAGTGATTTGCACATCCTGCCCTGCACCCTTCAGTGTACTGAGGATGTTCTGCTTTACTTCTAGTGCAGCAAGAACCTGATCTTCATCATTAGTCTTGATTGCATTCAAGACCGAAGGGAAAATCTTACTGTCTCGGGTTACGGTATAGGTCTTGGACTTGAGGAATACCGTAATACTGGTAGCTCCAAGAATGTAATTAATTGAAATCAATTTACTCTCCTTTAAATGTTAATTGCAGTGGCGTTAGTGAGGTGCTTATTGTACAACGTTTCTACGTAAGATGCAACAGCTTCACGGTCTTCTGTTGTGACTCCACGGAGCTTTTTAAGCAAAGGGTACTTGCTCAGGAGTTTACCCTCAATCTCTGTAATCTTGCTTACGAACTTACGTTCCTTCAGTTTAAAATCTTCCATCATATTAAGAGCCTCAGCCTCCTTGATAAGAACACTTGACGGCCCCTTCTGAGAACCTTCAAGAATCTTACCATAGAAAGTTCCAATGTCCGTGTTCGTATCCTTCAAGATTTCAGCGAACATAGAGTTAACATGTGAGAACACATGCTTGTACCTGTACTTAGAAAGTTCCTTGCGGTTTTCTACAGTATTCAACTCCTTCTTACGCTTCTGAATATACTCAGAAATCGAAAGAACGCCAGAAGGAATCTTATCCTTTTGAGACAGACGAACACCAATAAGCTTTGGCCTAGAGAAAATATTTCGAAATGCAGTCAATGCCGAAACATCATAAGAATTTACAATTGCTAGTCGATCAATCAGAATGTACACGTACTCATCTTTAATATCAGAAATCTCGTCTGTGCATTTATCCCAGCTAGATGGATCGTAGTAGCCATTATACTCATAATACCGAGGAACCTTATACCCTTTGCGAGACTCTGGAATAGCAGAAGAAGTTGGAATCTCCACTTCACTCAAAAGCTTAATAGGGCAATCGCCATACGCAGCCTTAATATCCTTCAGCATTTCATCAGACTTGTGCTCATCCTTGTCAAAATAAATAATAGGAATGATCGAACCATGCTGTGACTTGCTTCGTACCAAATCCATACGGATAACAGAACGCTTAGGAGCATCATGCACCAGAATATAAGGCGTAGTCTCAGGATTGACGGTATGTGAGCCAATGTACACATCCCAAGGCTTACTCCGAGTACCCACACGCAGTTCCTTGATCTCATACTTCAGTTGCCCTTTAGAGTCCCGTGGGAGCTTATCAGTCCTAAAGACAAAAGAGCTACTACGCACAGCCATCTTGAACATATTACTTGGTGCAAGAGCTTTAAGGATACTGTGAGAATTAATCTTCTTTACAGCTTCCCATTCAGTGCTGGCATCCTTGATCTCAGACTCTACGTGAGTCTTAAGATAGCTCATCACAGCTTCAAACTTCTTACGGATGTTCTCTACTGTCGTAGGTGTGTACTCTACACCTTCGCGTGATGCAGTTACACCAATGTCCCCGATATTAAACTTAAGGACCAATCCGTAAGTAGATAGGTTTTTAAGTTGGTGCGCGTCAGCAGTACTCAAGGCATCAGACATTGCTGCATTATCCAAAGGATAGCCTACATTACCTTGCAGGATAATACTGTCAGTTCCGTAGGCTGCTCTCTTATTCAAAGAGAAATCTTCAGTGTCAAATGCATAGTCATTGCCGGGCCAGATAATCTGACCATTGATAACGTTAGGCTTTACTTTGAAATACTTCAATTGAGTAATTACTTCGTGGCGAACCTTCAAGAAATCTTGATTCTTAATGCCAAGCTTAATCTCAACACCATTAGGTTCATTGGTTTCCGAAGAAGCCATCAACTTGTAGTCAGGAACGCCAGAGGCAGTGATGAACATACCATAGATGCTTTTAATGCCATTGAATACGGAAGTAACGGTAAACTGATCCGTATAGCTGAATGGAGTCTTTGCACCAAGACCGAATGCACCAATGCTGTCATTGGAATTATCCTTAGTGCTTTCAAAGTAAACGGTAAAGACAGTCTTCACAGCTTCTGGAGATAGGCCAATGCCGTAGTCCTGCACAGCAAACCAAGGTTCAAAGTTATCAGGAAGATGAATCAAGAAAGGAGTATCTTGCTTGCTTACTGCTACGTGAGCATCATAAGCATTGCAGGACAGTTCACGGACAATACTACCGATCTTGTTCTGGTACAGCGTGTCAGACAGAACCTTGAAAGCCTTGCCGTTCATAGCAATGCTGAAAGAGTTACTGCTAGAGCCACCGCTTGTAAGGACTTCGGTAGTGTTTGTATCGAGCTTCAAGATATTTCCTTTCGTTGATTTGTTAGATTAGATTGTATAGGTCTGGATTGAAGTTGTCAAGGATTAGGGCGTGAGAACCTTTGGTGATTTTTGTAGTCTTTTGAAGTGTTTTCTCAATCTCTTTTGGAGACTTGTCAACCCAAACATACTTATCACCTGCATGAATATACTTTTGAAGTTTTGCTTGACCTGCATACGTGGTCTTCCCGTCAAGTATATAGCCCTTGATGCCGTCTGGCAAGACTTCACGAACGTGATAAATATCAAAATAAGCAGTTCTTCCTTGCGCTTTAGCGTATGCAATGTAGTCATTCACCTTGATTTCTCGGTTAAGCTTATCTTTCATATCAATCCTTGTATTTTTCTACTACATTATCTTGCCAGCCACATGCCTCGGGCTGGGGTGCTGCTGCGAGCATGGCGGTCCACGCATCTTGAGCATCAAGATCGTCAAAATCTTTAATGACGTTGTAAGTGGCAGCACTCAACATACCTTGTGTCGGCTCAACTGGCACCAGCTTCCATCCGCTGGGCACTGCCGGGCCCTGTGCTGAGGGCTCGACAACGCGAGCGTGAAGGCGGCGCAGTTCTGCTGCCGCTTGTTTATGACACGCTCTTGTGTGGTAAGCGTCAAGTTCGTCAGCAAGCCTGATCGCTTCGGGTTGTGTAGTATTCTGCATAACTCTCCTTCAATGAATGTTAGATAGCTTATTGTAACTCTTATCAAATCAATGTCCAGAGATTTTCATGCAGAACTCGTCTTTTTCTTCATCATGCCTTACATGAATCTCCGGGTTGTCTGCCTCTGCACACAAGGTTGAATTCAGTGGTCTTACAAAAGTACAATGCATATCGCCGTACTCTTGTAATTCCTTGTACAACTCAACAATCAACTCAGAGAGTAGCATGTTTAGGCTCGCTTGTAAATACTATTCTGAGTCTCAAACTCCAGAACTTCGCCAGCCTCATCCAGCACAGACGAAACAACCTTAGATGTGGTAGCAGTACGGCCATTCGTTACATTCTTGGAGTCCGGATGATCCACTGGGATAACATCCGCGTATGTATCTTTAGTGCCGGGCCAAGTGAACAGTTGAGCCTTGGTAAATTTAACGATCTTCTTCATGATTACTCCTTTTCAAAGATGATTTTCAAACGATTGTCAACAGGACTGTAGTGCCGACGAAGCCGATCATACACTTCTTTTGATATGATGTTCCAATGATTAGTTGGACGGAACCAGTAAGTTAGTTTCATTTATTCCTCGTACACGTCGTCGTATACAATTCGGTAGCTTGGCTCTTTAATACTGTAAGAGGTTGGGTACACCCTAACGTTACCTGTGTGACTAGAATCCCCAGCGGTACACGCCACGGGACCACCTTCACTCAACCACCAGATTTGCTGATTCGCATTTACCCAGCCATCACGGACCTTGTACAGAACTCCGTTACTCTCTTTTCGCTTTTGAAGGTACTCTTCCAAAGACTTAATATCGTCCGTGGAGAGTTGTTCAATTTTACTAATAACTTCAGTCAGGGACATTGTAACTCCTTTCTATGGTGCAACAGGTGAGATTCGAACTCACGGTGGGATTTCTCCACTGGCTTATGAGGCCAGAGCCTGCAACCGCACGGCGTCTGTTGCATGTGTGTATTGTATGACAGCACCTAAGCACTGTCAAGACATTAGTGAACCTCTCTCCACGTCTTACCTACCTTGCCTTCACCCACTAGAGGGACCTTGATCTTGAGTGCAGTTCCAGCAGTCGCAATAGACTTCTCAATCAACTTTGCAACCTCTTCTCCGATGCTTTCTTCGCATTCGTATTCTAGCTCGTCGTGAAAGTATCCAATGCGACGAACGACACAGCCTTTGTAGAGGTAGTAAGGTCTGCGCTTCTCATCCCAGAGTATACCGCCCAGCCAACGATCCATATAGCAGCCTGCGTAGTCCATGATGATACCACCACAACTTTGAAAGATAGTGTTCAGCAAAGCAGATTTCTTACGGGTCAGCAAAATTCTACCATCAATTGCAGGAAGGTACTTTTTCTGTCCTTTGGAATTCCAGTAAGCTTCTAGGTTTTCCTTAAGCTCTTTAGTTCCGGGGTTAGCCTCCCAGAATGCATCCAGAGCCTTTTTGCCGTACTTTTCTGCAATGCCAAGGGTAGAGGCTACCTTTGGTGCTGCAGCCCCGTACATAATGGCGTAGTACCCGTTCTTGCTCTTGCTGCGATATGGCTTCCACTTAGGATTATCTTTGTCGAAGTCCGGAGACTTATACAGAGCCGCCACTTCTGCATGAATATCTCCGTAGAAAGCAAAAGTATTCTTTGAGTGAACATCGCCTTTAAGAAGTTCTTCTGCAGTGGCACCATTATCGTACTTATAGCAGTAATGTCCTTGGACTCGACCTTCAAGAGCAGCAGCATCGCCAGCAGCGATTACAAATCCATCTTCAGAAGTCCACAATGAACGAAACTCATATCCGAGCAATACTTTAGGGTCAGCTTTAGGGACATTGACTACTACTTGGTGTTTCTGTCTGTGAGTAGAAGCAATACCTGTACGGCCTGCTCCAATACGACCATCATAAGCTAGACGTTCATTCCCAAGCCATCCTTCTAATACTGAAAGCCTGTTACGCATAGAAAGCCATTTAACCACCTGACGAACAATCTCACCTTCCATTGCTTCTAGGTTCACGCACAGCTTGCCAGCCTCTTGAATCTTAGGTGATGTAGGAGTTAGCTGCCTAGTAACAGGGTCACGAACGGGCTTACCTGAAGAGTCCTTCTTATAATTCCATAAAGTAGGCTCCCATCCAGATTCAAGAAACCAATCTTTCATCTGCTCTTGATTTCCCATTTCCATAGGAAGTTCAATATCTAGTATTTGGTTAGCCTTGATTGCATATTTCTTGCCATAGAATTCCCACATTTCATTGACCTGCTTGCCGTTGTGTTTTTCTACGAACTTCAGCCATTGAGCAGAGTAATCCCCATTAGCCTTAAATGGCTTGGCGGGCATCTTATAGTCTTTCTCTTCTGTTTTCTTGAGCTTTCTCGGAGGAAGTTTAGGCTCTACCTCAGCACGAATATCTTCCATCATTTGTTTGATCTTAATAACAAGGTCGTTTCCTGCCTTAACATCAAACTTCCATCCTGAAAGGTCTTGGCAACTCATAAGGAAAAAGCTTTTCTGCCCTGCACGGAAACTAGGAATCCAACCATCCCAAGAGCCATAAATATCAATCCATTCTAAGATCAGGTACTTGAAAGTCTTGTCTGCAATCAAAGTATCTTGCTCGCAGTAATCATCCATGATTGGAGTATATTGCTGGAACTCCGCTCCGTCCCCTGCATCTTTTTCAATAATGCCTGCCTCAATACATTCTGCACGGAAATCCATCTTTGGAAATCCAAGGACACCACCAAAATAATCAATAGAGTGCCGCATACGATCAGGATTAAGAAACATCGAGAGATAAAACGTATCCACGAAGTTAACCTCAATATCCTCGATAGTATCAGGGCCTACAGTAAAATCCAAATCAAGGATAAACTTCATTGCAAAAATATCATACCCTAAACCATTATGAAAAATAACATTAGGCTTATCGTAACCCTCCAGCCACGATAGAAACTTCTGGCGCGCTTTAGGATCATTGAAGGGCTTCAGCTTCAACTTCTCTCCAGTGTCCAAATCCTTGAGGCAAAGCACCCAAATCTTCGTAGCTGCAAAGACGAATCCGTTAGCTTCAATGTCCAATGAAAATCCGTTGTACTTCATATTTCTCCTTCCAAATAACAAACGGCAGTCTACCATAAGATAGCTGCCGTTGTCAATGCTTTAAGTTTTAAAACTCATCAGTGCATCATACGCTCTAGAATCTAGTTGAGACTTGTATTGTTCAGCAAGAAGCCTCAATTTCGCAAGTTTAGCTTTAGTGTAAATCTTAAGACAATCTTCCAGTGTGCCGATATGTAGATGGCCTGATTTTCTTTTCCCATTTACAACAGTCGAAAGCTGTGCCACATATTTACCGTTAGATTTCTTAAAATATACCCCGTGCGGAAGATTTCCGTTTGTCGTTCGGCAGTCTGAAATCAGAGTATTAATTTCGTTAGGTAGAAAACAGCAAGACATTTCTGAGTATAGCTTACCACAACCCAGTAGGTCTTTATCTAACTGCCAGTTTGGAACAAAGTTTTTCAAATACCATTTTCTGAAATTTGAATGCAGCAGCCAATCATTTCTGACATGACATCCTTCATAACTTGGCTTCTTTTCTTGATATAACTTGCTATAACATCTTCGAATCATGCTGTGCCAAACAGCATAAGAGTCTAAGCTTGAACTTAGATCATTAATGCCTTTACCAAAAATCATTAAAATTCTCCTACACCATTGTCTCGCAACCATGTGTCTAGGTTGAACAGTCTTGCCTTTTCATTATCATAGTACAGTGCCCCTGCTGGTCCTGTCAAGCCATATAAACGATTTTTAGTAACAAAAATCTCTGTGGTGTTTCGCTTGATCGGGTCTTCAGCCATCTTGTCACGCTTTAGCAGAATATTTGCAGAAGCAGATTTAATAATTGTACTCGAACCCATAATGTTCATTTCACTATCTGCACCTGATTTCCCAGCTTCAACCTTTCGCATATGATTAACAAATACTAGCGTACAACCGTGAGACTTAATAATACCTTTAGCCCATTTAAGGAAAAGTGCCTGCTCTTCATTTGAAAGACCGTCCAACACATCCTGCAGAACATCGAGAATAATCACCTTACACCCACAGGCTACAACCAGTTCTTCAATTGTATCTTGAATCTCTTCAACAGAGCCGTCCCGATTATCTAGTAAATAGAAACGTGGTTCCCCGTCCTCCTTTTTGAACAACTCTTCAGCTTTCTTTTTGACATAATCACTGCTGAGGTATTTAATACGCTCTTCGGTAGAACCAATAAGTGCCAATTTCCGTTGCAGATATTGGCTCAACATTGCCTCTCCGTATTGTCCTGCATCAAGTTCCATAGATACAATCCCCAACATATGTGGGGAATTAAAAACCCAGTATTCCAACATAAAGTTTACAAGAGTTGTCTTACCAAGCCCGGTATCAGCAGCTACGTTGATGATTGCACCCACAGGAAGCCCGCCGACAAACTTATTATTCAATTCTTCCATTTCAGGTGGGAATGGGATTTTAGGAACCTCGGCCTGTTCAAGAATGCGAGCATAAAGATCGCTAGAAGGCAGAACCCCAACAGGTACTCTCTTTTCAGCGTTGAAGAAGTCCGAAATAAATTCCTTACTCTTGCCAGCCTTCAGGTACTCATTAGCGTCTTTAAAGCGCATCTTCATGATCTTGACCTTACCCTTTGGCAAGGACGGAATCAAGGCTTCAATGGCTTCCTGACCGGCTTTATCAGCATCATAGCAAAGGATGATATTGTCAAAGCTATCTAGGAACTTGTACTGAGCTTTGATCTGCTTCTTACTCTGAGCGCCAGTAGTGGGACTGACTACTGCAGTTTCAAAATCCCAGCCCTTAAAAGTGTTATACTCCTTGAGCATCTGGTAGGCAGATAGTTGATCAACTTCCCCTTCAGTAATCACTACATATTTACCGCCTCGATTAAATCGAAACTGTCCGAACAGTTCACAATCAGCACCTGTCCTGCCAATGGATCGGAAATTCTTAGGAACTTCTCGGATTTTATAGCCTACCAGTTGACCTTCTTGAGTGCATGGGTAATACTGTTCTAGGACTTCACCTGTCTCTTCATCAAACGAATGCCGCACACCAAAGTAAGCAAGCGTCGCATCAGTAAGGCTCCGGAAATTATTAGCTTTGGTGCTTGTCTCGGATTTAATCTCTGCGGCTTCCTCAGTAGTCAAGGCTGGCTTAGTACTCTTTTGAACTTCTACTTCTGTATCTTGTTTCATTGCTTCCCTTCGTTTCTTTCTTTGAGAACCTGACTTACTTTCTGCAAGTATCTCTTTGTATTCATCACTCAAGGTAGCAGCTTGGCAAACAAAACAGTATGTACTGCCGTCACTATAAACTGCCTTCCCATCACTGCTGCCGCATTTGCTACATTCTTCGTGCTTAATAAATCCAGCCAAAATTACCTCACTATTATTAGTCGTACCTTTGCATTAAATCCTTATTCTTTTGGTCTAACTCCTTCAGAAGTTTATCAAGCTTTTTATGGCCCTTATCTTCTTTGTCGAAGTACAAAGCATAGGATTCACTACCCTTCATCAGTAGTATATCACGATAAGGTACGAATTTGCAACCCTCAGTGTAAGTCATCCTAGTGTATACCCAAGAGGTTTCATCTTAGTCATGATACGTTCAGCATAGTCTTGGCGGTGAGAGTGATCAATGTTTGTCACCTTAATAACCTTTGTTGCCTTGGACTCATAGTACTCTACTGTTCCAACAGAATTTTTAGATTCAGTATCGTAATAAACCTGTGAAATACTCAGAGGAAAGCCACTGAGTAACTTATTCAGGTTATTTACTACAATAATCTGAACCTTTACATGTTTATATTGATACTCGTACACATTCAAAAGGTTGGGATTACCTTGATACTCTGCAGGCAGAGTCATATTCTGTGAGTTATACAAATCAAACATATTGTTGAACTGAAACAGCTTACCCTTATAGTCTGTAAAAATATCAATATCCTTGGCAGGCATATTGTGATCCCAATCTCTAGGTGCTCCACCAGCAGCAAAAGCAGTGAATCCAGCTTCGTTGATTTTAGATATAAAATACTCTGCTACTTCTTTTTGTTTTTTAATCAAAACTTCTTTCATTATTTCCTCTCAAAGTTAAGCCATTCTGGCGTATCTACAAATAACACATCAAAGTCATCACTCTTATGTCCTGCCTCATGAGCTTCATACCTGTAGTACCACATGCCATCAGGCCACACCAGAATATCTTCTAGATCAAATGTTTTATTATCAATACTTTGCTTCATGCCACTCCTTTGGTGTAAAGGTACAAGTATAGCAGAAAAGAACACAAGTGCAAGACTTATGTTCCTTCTTAAATCACTCCAGATTGCTCATAAAGAATTCGCGGGCTTTCTTAGAGATCGCTCCGTTTACATCCTTTGGCTCAATACCTGATGCGATCATGGTAGAAAGCTCTTCCTTGAGGATATCACCTACAACCCAGCGCAGGTAGTCGCCAGTGCTTCGAACACTGTGTTCTAGGCCCATCTCTGTAAGCTTATCAAGCCCTTGCTTCAGACGGTTTTCAGTACAAGCGTAATCCACGAACTCTTGAACACTCTTAACCTTTTCCTCGTCCACTGGAGCAATAGTCTTTACCTTACTAGCACTGTGCTTCTCACCTTTAACCTTGAAGCGAAGATCGCACAGGGTAGTATATAGTTCCTGTGAAATATCTGGATTATCATCAAGGTTTACTTCGGGCGATACAGACCAAAAAATACCTTCACCAATAAGCTCTCGGGCTTCATCTGGGCCAAGTAGTTGTCGTGCTACTGGGCAGTCCTTCTCTACACTTTCAGTCAGTGCAACCAGTTGATTTTGCACCAGTGTTGGAGTATCGAAATCAATCTCTACACTATACGTAGGAAAGTTATGCGAGAAATAAATATTATCAGGACGGCCCCTCTCATCAAAGAAAGATTCCCAACTGCGAGTGGAATGCCATTCCTTCCCTTCTGCATCTTCACTGAAGCGAATAGCAAAGACTACAAACATCTTTGGAAGATAGGACAGGCCAACACCCTTTTGGATATTACCACCGCACCATTCACCGTAGATTTGAACGCACTCTCCGTCCTTGAGGATACCTCCAGAAAGGTCAATAGCTACATTATCCCAGTATTCCTTGTTACCGTATACCCAAGCAGCAAAGCCAGCGTTGTCGCTCTCAGGAGTGATGATACGTTCACGGCTTTGGCACCACCATTCACCTTTTTGGTTAATTACAACGGCAGCATTAGTGCCGTGCAGCTTTACAGTACCCTGCAGGCGAACTTTAGGTACAGGCACATTGTGGTACTTAGCTGTAGATTGCACTTGCTTAATAGCATCGCGGAACTG